TTACGTGAGGAGAAAGAAAAATGTATGAATTAGAAGTTGAAGTATTTGCCACGGGAACTTGGAACGGCTTTCCATTTGAGAAAGGTGATCTAATGGCTATTGCTAGTTCATTTAGTTCCCTAAAAGAAGTTCATGATGTACCATTAAAATTTGGACATAATGAAGAACAAGGAATGACCGATGGTCAGCCCGCTCTGGGTTGGGTTACTGATTTATTTGTCCGTGGTGAAAAGCTAGTAGCAAAATTTACGGACATGCCAAAAATTGTATATGATGCAATGACAAAGAAGTTGTATAAACATGTTTCAATAGAATTGGAATATGGTGTTGAACATAAAGGAAGTGTTTATGATTTAGTCTTATCTGGAGTAGCGTTGCTCGGTGCGGATATACCGGCTGTTAATACGATTGCTGATTTGACAAGCTATATGAGTAAAGATCCACTTTCCTTTAAAAAACGTGTTGCCTTTACAGCAACATCAATTGAAACGAAATCAAGGAGTAAAGAAATGGCTGAAGAAAGCGAAGAAATGAAAACGCTTAAATTACAGCTTTCTGCTTCTCAGGCTGAAACTGCGAAACTTGTTACTGCCAATACTGCTCTTGAAAAAGACAAGATTGACAATAAAGCAAAGTTTGCAGCGAATGAAGCTATTGAGCAGAATCGTAAGCAAGTTGAAGAACGCGGTTTATTAGAAAAGCGTTTGGACGGAATGGTCAAGGATAAAAAGATTGCGCCATTTACTCGTACTGAAATGTTGACTTCATATGATCAGGCAGAAAATAAAGAAGCTACTTTATTTGCTGTTGAATCTTTGGAAAAAGCGATTGATGCTAATCCAACATATTTTGGTGCAGAACAAGCTCGCCTGAAGGCGAATGCTGTTGAACAAGAAAGCGATAAGTCGCCAAGTGAAATTGTTGTTGCTCGGACAAATGAGTATATGGCAAAACATGGTGAGAAGAAATTCTCTATTGCGAAAACCGCAGTCCTTAAAGCTGATCTTGATTTAGCTGATCGTTACACTAAAATGATGGAGGCTTAAAATGTCATATTTAGAAAGTATTCCATTGGCAGCCGGAGCGGATTTATCTGCTTCTCAATATAAGGCTGTCGTAGTTGGTGGAACAATCGCTGCAAATGCTCTTGCTATGGGTATCCAACAAAATAAACCAGATGCTTCTGGAAAAGATTTAACTGTTGGATATTTTGGTCGTAGTCGCTATGTCGCAAAAGCTGCGATTAATGCGGGTGCGCTATTGACCGTAACAGAATCTGGATATATGTCCACTGTTACATCTGGTCAATCATGTATTGGTCGCGCAATCGCGGCTGTTTCTTCTGGTGGAATTGGTGAAGGTATTTTCAACTTTGCTAACGGAATGCTAATCGCATAAGGAGTTTTATTATGGGTGCTACTGCTCAAGATCTACATATTGATAAGGCTCTGTCAGAAGTCGCATTAGGTTATCGTCCTGAAGGTTTTATCGCCGACATGATTATGCCGATTGTTGATGTGGCAAAACAGTCTGATCTTTATGTTATATGGAGTCGCGAAGACCGTTTACGTATCCACGATACTAAACGTGCTCCGGCTACTGAAGCTAAACGTATTGAAGAAAGTGTGAGTTCGGAAACGTACTACGCCAAAAACTATGCGTTGAAATCCTCAATTCCAATTGAAGATTTTAAAAATGCTGATGCAATCTATTTAGATAATCTCAATAACGGTAAAACGGAATTGGTGATGGATGGGTTGTTATTGGATTGGGAAGTTCGTGTTGCGAATAAGGTTACGTCTGGTTCTAATGTTGGTTCATATTCTGCCGTTGGTAGTGCATGGAATGATGGTGGTGCTGGTTCTGATCCTATTGGTGATATTAATACGATTTTGGATAACGTTCAGTATTCTACTGGCAAGCGTCCAAACCGTTTAACTTTCGGAATCAAGGCATGGCAAACTTTCCGTCGTCATACTGATGTACGGAATATTATCTATGGTACTAATAATGGAGGTGGTTACGCATCTATTGAGCAAGTTAAGGATCTGTTTGAAATTGAAGATCTTCAAGTTGGCGGTACTTTCCAAAATACTGCTGGTGAAGGTTTAGTTGAAAACTTATCTACGATTTGGGATGATCATGTTTTGGCGCATTACACTCCGATGAGTGCAAGTAAAGAGCGTCCAAGTTTTGGTTATTCTTTCCGTTGGAATCAAGCTGGTTTACCAAACTTCCAAGTTGAGCGTCATCCTTATGACACTAAGAAAAAAGCTCAAGATATAGAAGTTGGTTACTATCAAGAGGAAAAAGTAACGGGTGCTGAATATGGCATGTTGCTGACTAACGTAACGAGCTCCTCTTAAGAGTTAGTTGGGTATTGGCTCGGGGAATCTTCATGGTTGGTTCCTCGGGTCCTTTTTAAAAAAATGAAATTGGAGAAATGAAAATGGCTTTAACACCACATGTAGAAGATAAAAATCGCGAAGATGTTTTAAAAAACATTGACAAGTTGAGAAAAAAAGGTACTGCTCAATCGGCTGATAAGCTGAAAGAGTTGCACAATATAGATGTAGGCGAAAAAACGAAAATCGTTAAATCATCTAAATAATAATTTTTAATTAATTCAACTAAAGAAAACCGGAGAATATATAATGTTCATTGTCATACACTGTATGGGTCTGCCGTTCAACGGCGCAACTATAAAATCTAAATCACTTGGTGGAAGTGAAACTGCCGCTTATTATATGGCGAAAGAATTAGCTGCCAAAGGAAATAGAGTTACCCTTTTCACAAATGAAAAAGAAGAGGGTGAATGGGACGGAGTCAAGTATGTTTTTGCTGGTAGTCCAACTGAGCAAACTCCACTTGGTGATCGTTTTCATTTTTATGCTGAAAACACACCACACGATGTTTTAATTATTCAGCGTCATCCTGCTGCATTTCAATATGGATGGGCTGCGAAAATTAAATTATGGTGGGTTCATGACCTTGCTCAAGTCCGTAATAATGTTTCTGTTCAAAGTAACTTATGGAACATGGACGGTATCCTTACAGTGTCTGAATTTCATAAAAAACAATACGTTGAAGTTTATGGAATTAATCCTGATAATGTTTTCCCAATTCAAAACGGTGTTGATTTAAGTTTGTTTGAACGAGAATTAACTATAGACCATTTACAAAAAAGCCGTTCAGACCAAGTATCATTACTTTATTCCTCACGCCCTGAACGTGGACTAGAACACTTAGTTGCATACAATGGAATTATGGAACGCCTTGCAAAGATTGATAAAAAATATCATCTCTATGTTTGTGCTTATGAAAACACAACTGCTGAATCTCAAGATTATTATCAGTACCTAGCTCAGCGTTGTGAAGATTTACCTAACGTGACAATTTTAGGAGCGTTAACGAAACAAGAATTGGCAGATGTTATGCGCCAATGTGATGCAATGGTTTATCCAACTCCAAATGTTTCGGCAAAAGATTTTGAAGAAGTAAGTTGTATAACGGCGATGGAATGTATGGCCGCAGGACTACCATTTATTTCAACCACGAAAGGTGCGTTGCCAGAAACTTGTAGAGATAGCGGAAGCATTCTTTTAGAATTAAGTGAAGATGGATTGCCAGATTTGCAAATGTTTGTTGATGCAATTCAAAAAACTGAAAAATATCCTCCATTGAGGGCAATCCAATCGGCTGCTGCTAAAAAATATGAATGGATTCACGCCACGGAGATGTTACTAGATCATGTTCATACTTGTATGAATAGAAATAACTCCAGTGCAGCAAAGGCTCGCCACATGCTTCATACAAGCGATATTTATGCCCTTAATGAATTTATTCCGGCAGAGCATAATTTAGATGATAATATTCTTGCAGGTGTAACAAAAGAATTATCCGAGTGTTACGGGTTTGCATTCAACAATGACTGGGAAGAACATTATAAAAAATATTACGATTATGAAAAAGACCGTGGAGTAAATTATGGTGAAGAAAATTTGGATGGTAATCCTCGTTTTGAGCATGTCAGTAGTATTATCAAGTCTCTTCCTAGCGGCTCTACCATTTTGGATTATGGCTGCGCTCACGGACATTATACCATTAATCTTGCGAAGCGATTCCCAGACAAAAATTTTACAGGTATTGACATTACATTATCTAATGTTCAAACAGCGAATGATTGGTGCAGAGAAACAGGAATCGGAAATGCCAAATTCATCCATGGGACAATCCCACAAAAAGATAAAACCGGAATCATTAAAGCATTCGCAGAATCCGGTGCAGAAATCACATCAATTGCATTAGCTGACTGTATTATAGCGGCAGAAGTGATTGAACATATTGGTGATCCAAAATATTATGTAGATACTTTATGTAACTATCTTAAAGATAAAGATTCAATGATGATTTTAACCACACCATTCGGACCTTGGGAAGCTATAGGCTATGAAGAACATTATCCGTGGCGAGCTCATGTGCATCATTTTGAGCGTGACGATTTACATGATTTATGGGGTCACTATCCTGAATTTAATATTGCTCTTGTTCCTTCTGGCAATTCAAAATGGGGCAATGTGCTAGGGAGTTATATAACAATATTCAAAAACCCATGTGGATTAATTTCTCGCAGCATTGATTATGTCCGCAAGTTTAATAACATGGTCGGCCGTCAAACAGTTTCTTCTTGTTTAATTGTTAAGGATGGAGAAGGAAGTTTAAAGCAATGCCTAGATTCAATTAAAGAAATATCAGATGAAATTATAATTGCCGTTGATGAAAATACTACTGATCATACTTTTGGTATCATTAATAATTTCAAAGAAACTATAAAAGGAAACTGGCCTATAGTTAAGGTCATTACAATTAAGTCTCCTTTGGAAATCGGTTTTGATGAAGCGCGTAATTTATCTATTGAAGATGCTTCCGGTGATTGGATTTTCTGGCTAGATGCAGATGAAATTTTAATTCACCCTGAGCGTATATATAAGTATCTTCATAACAATCAATTTGATGGCTATGCAGTTAAGCAACATCATTTCGCCATTGAACCTTTAGGCGTTATGAAAACTGATTTGCCTTGCCGCTTATTTAGAAATCATAAGGGCATTAAATTTTATGGTGTAGTGCATGAGCATCCCGAAAAAGAATTAAACAAGGGCGTTGGATTTGTTCAGTTAATTCCCGATTTGGAAATTGCACACCACGGTTATTCTACTGAAATTATTCGCCGTAAAAGGTTTGATCGTAATATAGATTTATTAGTTCGTGATCGTAAAAAATATCCTGATCGTGTATTGGGTAAATTCCTGTGGTTGCGCGACCTTTCTCAAATGTGTAAATATGAGATTGAAGTTAATGGTGGTCACATAACTAATGAAATGAAAGAGCGGGCAGTAGAAGGAATTAAAATTTGGGAAGAACTACTTGAAGGAAATCATCTAAGAATGTTAGTTGATGGAATGGAATTTTATAGTCTGTTAGCTAAAATACTTGGCGAAGGATTTGAAATGGGTTTTGCTATTGATACTTCAAAAATGAATGGTGGAATTAAAATGGAACAGGCATTGCCTGTTATGGCGCACTTCGCCAATAAAGAACATGCTGAAAATTTATTAAAAGCATTATTTAACGAAAAGGTAAAAAATTATGAGTCAAGATACTTCTGAACAAAAATTGCTTAATAAATTTAAGCAGACTATTGGTGGAAACTTAGGTGACGGTTTAGCCGTTAAGGGTAAATGGAAATTTGAAATTACTCGTGCTGATGGTTCCGTTGAAAAACATGAATGTGAAAACATTGTAACCAAGGACGGTTTAAATGCAATCGCAGAATTAATGATTGGTGATGCCACTGGTACTAATTCCGCGTTTCAATATATTGCAATCGGTACAGTAACTAATCAAGGTTCACTTGGGTCTACTCAAGCTGGTCTTGGTGAAGTTAGTCGGAAGATTGGAGCTACTATAGTAAGCTCTAATGAGGTTGCGATTTTAGTTGCAACATGGGCAGGAAATACAGATACCTTAACAGGTGTCGCTCTTGCTTCTGCTGGTATCATTAATCATGCTAGTTCTGGTTCCGGTATTTTTGGAAATCATGTTAATAGTGTTGATGCAACATTAAACGCTTCGGATTTCCTTAAAGTACAAATGGAAATACAAATCGGTTCACACGCTCTATAGGAGTCAGATAATGGCTAAAACATTACATGAATCATTCCATGAAATTGTTAATATTATTCGTAGTTTGAATATCGCAGCAAATGAAGTTTCCTTGGAATTCGTGGGAAATGGAAATATCTCTGAACAAAAGCTAAGGCGTTTACTAACTATAAACGCTAAAGCTGTTCAAGTATTTGCAGCAGAAAAAACTAAACAAGGAATGGGCGCGTATTCTCAAAATGAATTAGGTGCTTCTTTTGATGTTGGTGCTACTGCAACTTCTACTGAATCTGAAATGCAATCATTTAAGGACTACATGATAGCTAATTTACCTGTACCTGTTTCTAATGGATTAGATGCAGAAGGTAATTCTAGTTTATTAATTGTAACAAATGTTCAGATGCCTTCATTACTTTCAAATATAAATAATTTGATCGCTGAAACTGATTGGGCTTAATGTTTAATGGCTATTGCACTTAATGTATTAGATGGTGGGTCAAATGCATATAATTCACCTTTTGATTCAGCTAGTATTTCACCTACTGCTGATGCTTTAGTATTACTATGTATTAATCATGATAGTGATAGTGATCCAACAAGCGTAGCAGGAAATGGTTTAACATGGGTGAAAGTTACTCACGTTACCTATGCTGGACATAGAAGTACAATTTTTAGAGCGATGGGATCTAGTCCAAGTTCAGGTGTAGTATCTTGGAACAATCCCAATAGCGCAGCAGAATCTTATTCCATATTTGAATTTACAGGAGTTGATACAAGTGGTTCAAACGGTTCGGGTGCAATAGTTCAAATTGCTAACAGTGTTGGTGATGGAGGGGGATCTCCCCCCTATACTTATACAGTAACACTGGCGGCATTTGGAAATGTAGATAATGCAACACTCGGTGTATTTGGCTGCCGCTCTAATCATTCAGGCGCAGTTGGAAGTGGATTTACTTATATCTATGATGGTTCAGGTGATACACGTGCTGTAGTTACTGAATATAAATTAAGTAATGATACAGTAGTTGATTATACTAATAATGATACCGCTTGGTTGGATCATGGTTTCTTGGCATTAGAAATTAAAGCGGCAGCAGCAGCAGCAGCTTCAAATTTAGGCACGAAAATAAATATTGAATATAATCGTAGAGTTACTAATTAATGAAACTAATTAAAACAAGAGAATGTGATGGTAGTTGCTGTAGACAGTCTCCTCAGTTTCCTAATGATGAAAATTCTGATTGCATTTATCATATTGATAATGGTTGTGAATTAATGCGTAAACCAGAAAAATTAAATTTACTATCGGATTTTGATTGTAATAAATTTAATGTAGCCTGTAAAGAATGGCCTGATAATATGCCAAAAAGAGAAACAGGAGACTGCTGTTTACAGTGGGTAGATAATGGCTGAAGAAATTCTATTTCCTGATGGTGTTTATTCTGGCACAGGCTGGAATGGAACAGGTAGTAATATATCTGAAGGTATTGCTGCGGCTGATGGGAATGAAATTTCTTCAGATGCAACTGGTGAAGGTGATGTTGTCACTATTGATATGGCTGACATTGTTGATATTGTTGATGCAGATACTATTACTAATGTTGCTATAGTTCTTCGTGGCAGAGTTACTACCGATGGTGGCGATGAAAGTTTTGAAGTTGATTTAGTTATTGGTGGAACTCCTCAAGGTGCAGTTGGTGGTTCAGCAGGAGAACTTACTAACACCCATCAAACTTTAGGATCAAGAAATACTGGCGCATGGAATAGTGATTGGACAGTTGCGCAGCTAAATGGAATGCAAGTAGATGTTGTCGGGGTTCAAGGTGGAATGCCTACGGCTAACACTTGGCACATAGATACGCTTCAGGTTGTTATAACTTATACGCCAGCACCAACGAGCACTATATACGAGCGTACACTTAACAGTGATATAGATGCACAAGACCAGCAGCAAGCGTATGAAAATAAACTAAGAAGCATAATCAGTTCTTTAAATTTAAACGATACTATTTCAAGTGTTGTTTCAGTTGCACCGATATTAAGAATTTTAAGTAGTGGCTTAAACGTAAGTGATGAAATAAAATCCACATCACTTCACCTTGTTACTTTAGCCTCAAGTTTAAATGTTCAGGATAGTGCCGTTGTTGAAGAACTTCTGGTTCGCGCATTGTTAAGCACACTGGATACAAATGATTTATTAATAAGAACTATTCAGCTTTATGTTGCAGCCATTGAAAGAACATTAAGTAGTAATATTAATGTTGACGATGGAACGCTAGAAAGATTACAAGATATAAATTATACAACTGCGAATAACGTAGATGCAAATGACAATATAATAAGAACAATAGAGTCTGCAAATGTAATAGCGGAAAGATTCTTATCTAGTAACTTAGAAATTAATGATAAACTAATTGCACAAGTATTAGCGATTCGTTTAGCAACTGATAATATTGAACTGTTTGATTTATTATTAAGAGAAATATTTGGTGGCGTTTTATTCACCAGAGTATTGGCAAGCTCATTAGATATAAATGATAACGTAAGTCAAAGTGCTTTATTATTTAGATTATTAATTGGGAGTGTTAGCGCAAGCGACACTTTGCATATTGAAAAATTATTACTTCGCTCTCTAAATGACAATACTGAAGTAGCCGATGCAATAGTAAGTTTAATCCAAGGGGTTATAAAAACCAGAGTTTTATCTAGTGAGTTAAATATCTTTGATGCTATTTTATTAGTTTCTAATTCAACTAGGTTGTTGTCAAGCGCAGTTGAATTTAATGAATCTTTACAGATTGAAAAGTTATTAAATAGAAAACTTACTGACACCACGGAGATAACAGATGCGATAATTAGCCTGTTACAAGGTATAATTCTTACCAGAGTTTTATCAAGTGAAATAGAAATACTTGATGCACTTGATATAATTTCAAATTTAACTCGGGGATTGACTAGCCTAGTAGGTCTAAACGATGCTGCGCTAACAGCGAAGTTATTAAGAAGATCATTAAATGATTCGGCAAATGTGCAAGATGCAATTTCTTCTCTTATCACCTCCATCGCTGATGTTGTTGTAAGAATATTTGGAAGTAGCATAAGCGTATCAGATAATCAATTATATAATAAAGAATTTACTCGTGGTGTTTTAAGTTCTATAGTCGCCGTTGATAGTTTATTGCAAGATAAAAATCTAAGTAGATTATTACTAGATAATACCGAGCTATTTGATGCAATAATAAGAACTTATATACCTGTACCGCAAGGACTTCAAAGGATACTTTCTGATAATGTAAACTTACAAGATGAAATTGTAAGAGAGTTATGGTCACTTGTCCGTGGTTATATATTAATGAATATTAAAAGTAAAGGTGTAGAGATAAGCACATCTAAAGGTAAAGGACATGCTTTAGAGTGGTTTGAAAACTTAGCAACATATAGTGAACAGATGGATAATGCCGCTTATCTCACATCAACTTGTACTATAGATCCAAATGTTGGTACTGATCCTAATGGTGAACTTACTGCTGATAAAATGATTCCTAATGTCGGTTCAACTTATGGTGGTGCTCTTTATAGAATCTACCCTACTATTGTAAATTCTCTTTATGGGTTTTCAATTCATTTAAAATATTTAGATATAAGATACGCCTTTTTTAGATTGTTTAGTCCTGCTAATGATTCTCAAGTAGTTGAGATTGATTTAATAAATGGAACTTCAAGAATAACATATTATGATCCTAACGCAGATGAGAAAACATTTTATGCAATTGCCCCTAAACTTACTAAAGAAAATAATGGGTATTACAGAATTACATTAAGAGGATTTGAAACAGTGCAAACTTCACTACGCGCTTTTGTATTCTTTTCAGATGTTCCGCATACGGTAGAACCAATAGGAATACCTTTGTATGCAGGTGATGGTGTTAAAGGAAATTATGTATGGGGTAATCAATTTAATAAATTAATTTCACCTGATTATAATCCAGTTGACACGTATACAAAAACAGAAGAATCTATAGTTGAATTATATAGTGAAAGTAAGTCTAATAGACCTTTTATGAATACAGAAAATTCTAATATTAAAATAGATACAAGGAATTAAGAATATGAAAAAACATTTGATAGGCGATACCATTCAAATAACAATGATTAATTCCGGTGTCACTCCATCTGTAATTAATTGTTCTATTTTTACTGGTAGCGAAACAGCAGTTGAAACAGGTTCCATGGTAAGTTCTGGAAATGGCCATTATTATTTTGACCATACGATAGCAGATACTCCAGCCTTCTATGTTGCTGAAACTATAGCCACGATAAATGGAAAGCCGTATAAAAATAGAATAAGATTTCAAGCAACATTAGGAGAAGTAGACTAATGGGAAAATATATAGACTGGGATGATATTGTTATCCGCTATCCAGCGATTGATAACGTGGGTGGTGCATCGGAAATTGGATCTGCTTGGTTAGGTGCTGTAGAGAATCAAGTTGAAGGTATGCTTGCGACTGCATATACAGTCCCGTTCTCAAATAACAATGAAACAATGAAAGACCTTTGCATTGAACTTGCATACTTAAGAATTGGAAACTTAAAGATTGATGAATCTAAAACCTTAAAAGAAAACTTTATGGAAAGAATCAAACGCCTAACTTCAGGTGGTGAAGCAATGATTGATTCCAGTGGTGAAGTTATCGGCAGAGTTGGCGACACGATTTATTCAACTACTTCAGGTTATAAGCCAATATTTGATTTAGGTGAAGTTGAAAAATGGGAAACAGATCCAAATCAAGTTAGCGATATTAATGATGGCAAAGAATAAAGAAGTTGAGTTTACATTTAAGCCGACGCTTAAAGCGTTAAGGGAAAGATATAGGGATCGCAAGGAAGCGTTAAAAGAAACAAAAACAACCTTTACTAAAATATCTATATTTTTAGATAGATGGGTTCAAAAGAATTTTAAAAGTGAAGGTGATAGTGTTGGCGGCTGGCAACCATTTAAAATTGGCGGCAGAAGAAAATCAAGAAGGCATGATAAAAGATTCAATGTAAAGAAAAGAAGAGTTAAAGGTAGCGGAATTGATACAAGTGCAAAATTATTACAAGACACTGGGAGATTAAGAGCATCGTTCTTGCCATTTGCAAGCAAGAAAATTGCAGGAGTAGGATCAGATTTACCTTACTCTAAGACTCATAACAAGGGTATAAATGTTCCGCAAAGAAGAGTTTTACCAGTTGATAAAGAAGTTGAAGAAGGCGCAGAAAAAATAATGAACGCACATGTTAAAAAGAGTATAAACAAATGATTAATTTCAACGACATAACAAAAGCTGTAGAAAAAATACTTAATGAAAACATTGAAGTATCGGAATTTATGAATCGCAAGAATGTTGTAGTCGGTGAAATAATAAATTACGATCCAAATAGGGTTCCATGGATAGGTATATACAGGGGCAAAGTCGGATACGCACCACGAACTTTAGGTAGCATGAATAATTGGGAAGCAACTCCTTCATTAAGAATTATTGTTCAATATACAGACCTTATTTCTGCATCAAAATGTGAAGAAGTATTAGAAGGTTATGTGCAGAAAATAATAAATGCAATTTTAAAAGATACAACATTAGGTGGAACAGTTGATATAATTAATAACTTTGAAGTTGAGCAAGGCTATATAGAAACAGATAGAGCGTCAGTTCATTTTCAAGGCGCAAGCATTACATTCAATATGGAGGTAGCAACATCGTGAAAATGAAAGAAGTTAAATGGGTTGGGGAGGAAAGAATGATTCCTTCCTATGGCATGGGTAGAAAAGATGAAATTAAAATCCTTCCTGCTGATATGGCAAATAGTTTTATTAAACAAGGCTTAGCAGAAGAGGTTGATAATCAGCCTTCTATTAAAGTTAAGAAACAAATTAGAAAGGAGAGTGAATAATGGCTTACGGTCAAAAAAGTAACCTTGGAATTATTTTTCAAAATTCTTATGGTACGGCAGGAGACGTGGGTTCAATTCATTTTATCCCTAATCTTTCTGAAAATATAAAATTAATGATACCACCTTTGTTATCAGAAAATATGCGCGGCATATTTGATGAAGGCGATAATTATGAAGGACCTCGTTCAGTTGATGGAACTATTGATTGTGAAGCGCAGCCGATTGCTTTAGGTGCAATGATAAAATCAGTACTGGAAGAAGTTTCTAATGTTAGCTCTGATCAAATCCAAACACGCTTATTTAAACCACGCGTTTCTGATTTTGATGATAAGTCTGCAAATAATCCCGTCACTGTTTATGCTTATCGTGATGTCGGTTCTTCTATGTTATATAGTGATCTAAATGGGTCAACATTAGAATTCAGTATTGCAAACGGTGAATTGCTTAAAGCAAAAGTGGATTATGTTGGTGGCAACTTTTCTCAAGTTGCGAATGTTGCAGCAAGTTATCCTTCAGGCAAACGCTGGACTTGGGATGCAAACTCAATTTCATTAGCCGGTGTTGGAATTACAGAAATAATGGATATGACAATTACTCTTGATGATGGTGGGCTTGAAGCGAGCCATACATTAAATGGAAGTAAATATCCTTCTCGTGTTAAGCGTACAAGCAACAGATCTATTTCTGTTTCCGGTACAATTAAACTTGAAAACCAAGATGAGTTTCAGGAATTTTTAAGCCAATCCGAACGTGAATTAATAATGACATTCACTGGTCCTACTCAAATTCAATCTGGTTATTATGAAACACTAACGATTAAGTTGCCAGCAATGAGATATGAAGAAGCCGCTCCAGCAGCAGAAGGACCGGGATATATTGAAATGGCAATAACAGCGAAAGGAAAATATAGTGTTGATAGTGGTTCAAGTATGGAAATAACTTTAATCAATACTCAAGTCGCATATTAATTTTATCTACTAGGAGAAAACTCAATGAGTAAGTTTACAAAACAAATTAAGAAAACATATAAATTTGAAGGCGACACGGTTGTCGTGGTTATGAAAAGATTACATCGCAAGGACGCGATTACTCTTGCTCCATTTATGTCCCAGCCGGATAAAGATGGGCAGATAACAATGGCGTTTGAAGATTCATTAAAGTTTGCGGATAAGTCTTGTGAAGTGTTATTAACCCATGTTGTTTCGTTAACTGGTTTAACAGATGATGAAACAGAAAAAGGTGAAATGACAAAAGAGGATTTGTTTGGTGAAGAAGGTGCAACTTATTTTATGAGCTTAATCTCAGAAATGATGAGCGATTTAATGGCTGCTAGTTTTGCAGGTGCAACAGAAGAAAAAAAGTTAGAAGTGCCGCAAGAAGATACTTTGAAGGAATAGAATATAATTCTTTTTATATTTGCGGTGAGCCAATGGAGCTATGGATAGATGCTTTTACACACTGTCATAGAAGGGTAGAAAAAGGGATTGATAGAATCTATTGGCCGGATGGAAAAAGTTATATTGAACAAGAAAATATAGTTGTTGAAATGTTTGAAATTTTACGAAGTGAATACTTAAAGGTGATTCAAAAAAATGTCAACTAATGTAATTCAATTTATTATTAAAGGCAATTCAGAAGACGCAGTTAAGGCGATGGATAAAATGCGAGCCGGAATGAAAAGGGTTGCAAAAACTTCTGCTGTAATAGGAGTCGCGGCTGTCACAGCCTTTGCACTAACCGCAAAAGAAATTATTGCGGTTGGGAGCAAAGTTGAAAACCTTCAAATTAGATTGAATGCATTACTTGGCAGTACACAAGAAGGCGGAAGAGCATTTGATGAAATGGCAAAATTCGCATCCACGGTTCCATTTTCATATGATGCAATTATGGAATCTGCGACTGCTCTGGCAGGAGTAGTGAAAGGTGGCGTTGATGAAATTTCCCAATGGATGCCAGTGATTGCAGATTTAGCAACTGTATCCGGTTTATCAATACAGGACACAACTTCCCAAATGCAAAGGATGTTAGCTGGCGGAGCAAATGCTGCTGACATGTTTCGCGAACGTGGGATTACTGCCATGTTAGGATTTGAAGCAGGTGTTTCTATTTCTGCAGAAGAAACCAAGAAAAGATTAATTGAAGCATTTGAAGATCCTGCTTCAAAATTCCGTGGTGCTTCTGCAAAAATGGCAACCACTTGGGACGGTGTGCTGAGCATGATAGGAGATAAATGGTTTACCATTAAAAAGAATATTTCCGATGCTGGCATATTTAATTATATAAAATCACTTGCAATAGCCTTTGATAGAACACTTGGCCGCTCCATGGAAAATGCTGGTGATGCTGCACAACAATTTTCAAATGGAATGATAAGTGGTTTAAATGCTGCCATGACCGTCATTGGATTCTTAATGGATATGTTCCATGGCTTGCATGTAGTTTGGAAAGGCTTGGAAATTGCATTTTCATTAGTTGCTCAACATATAATTGGAAAGGTGCAGGATATTTCCAATGTAATGAAAGGCATGGTTGAAGAGTTTAACTTTTTATTCAGTACCGATATTGACACTTCTGGTTTTGAAGCCATTAATACAATGGCTAAGGAAGCTGGAAAAAGAACTAAAGAACTTGAGACTGAATTACAATCCCTTGTTGAACAAGAAATGCCTAGTGATAAAATTAAGCGTTTCCAAGAAGAAGCTGCTGTAATATTTAAAGAACTAGAAACAGTAGTTGAAGAGACTAAGAAAAATCTTGCAACTGTAGCTCCAGATCTAACTGGCATAGATGACAAGTATGTTGCAGAACAACAAACAAGAATAACAGATCAATATAACGCTATTGTTACTTCTTTATTATCTGAAGAAGAAGCTATCCGTATATCTTATGAAACTAAGTTAATGGATTTAGAAAACTATTTTGTTATGAGCGATATGACTGAGGCTGAACATAAGCTACTAGTTGAGCAACTTGAACAAGAGCACCAAGATAATCTGGCTTCAATTAAAAATTCTGGGATTAAAGGTTCATTTGAATTCGCAAAGGCAATAAGAAATAAAGATGCTGCTGGTGCTTTAAGCAATGCCTCCTCTATGATGAATTCATTTAAGGCTAATAATAAAATAATATTTAAAATTCAAAAAGCTCTTGCTCTGGCGACTGCTATAGTTTCACTACCAACTTCGGTTCAGCTTTCTTATAAAAATGGTGGTGGTTATCCATGGGGTTTAATTCCAGCTGGGATCATGTTGGCAAAAGGCATGTCCGATATTTCTAAAATTAGAGGAACGACATATGGTGCTGCCCACGGAGGCTTAACTAATGTTCCTAAAGAATCTACATACTTGCTTGATAAAGGGGAACGTGTTTTAAGCCCGAATCAAAATAAAGATTTTACTTCATTTATAAATAGTCCAGAATCTAGTGGCGGTGGCAATGGTATTTCAATAGAAAATTTAGAAGTTCATATATTGGAAAATGCCACTAATGCAGATGTGCTATTGAAAATGAGCCAAGATGAAATGGATGAGCTAGTTGCGGATAAAGTAATAACCTCATTTAATCGCCTTGGAAAACAAGGCATACGACCAGACTATATAGAGGCGGTATAATGGCTTTTAGATTATTTGTTGATAGTTCCAATGGCATAACGGTTGAACCGGAATGGAGTTACAGGGAGCGGGATAAAAAAATTGAATCCCGTAACCGAACTCGTTCCGGTGCGGAGTATGTTTATAAATGGGGTGAATATAAAGTTGTTGCATTTAAAGTTTCTTTTGTTGATAGCTCTTTTAAATCTATTGTAAATAGCTGGTGGAACAATAATACAGAATTGCTATGGATGGAAGAGGGCGGAAGCGCAGTAACTTCAGTTCATATTTCAAGTAGGAATTTACCGATTAGTGAATTTATAAAACCTTATAATGATTCATTTAAAGGTTCAATAGAGTTGAGCACATACTAAGATGGCCTATGATGTAACAAGTTGGTTCCATGAACAAACTCTTTTAAAGAGCCCCAATAATCTTGTACGGAAGTTTACTATTGGCTCAAGTGATTATAGTTCTAGAGTTTCTAATTGGCCTAGTTTTAAAACTTCATGGAATGATATTCGTGCAATAAAATTAAATATTAGATTAGCCAATGGCGATATGGGCATGAATTTTTTAAGGGAAGATAAAACCTTATTACGCCAAGATACAAAAGTTGAATTCGGCTATACCCATCCGACAAGTGGAGATGAATTAATAACTTTGTTTGCTGGTAAGTCTGAACGAGTTAAATATATTGGAGAATCAACTGAGCTTACAATAGTTGATAAATTTAAACAACTAACTAACCGTGTCATGGGTTCTTCAGATGATCCAGTTAGCTATACCGATAGCAATTATCTTCCTGCCGACATTGCATGGTATGCGATAACTTCTTATGGTGGTTACAGTGATTTAAGAAGTAGTAATAATCCAGATATTGATTATGATTCTTGGTTGGCATGGTCTGATGTTTTTAGTGCTGACTCTGTTTTAATGCAAGCTGAATTTGATGGTCAAAAATCATTAGAAGTTTTAAGGAAAATTGGAAAGCACACATTATCTGCTATATATATAAGCGAAGATAGATTTACATTTCATAGGTTCAGCACCATTGATGCTGCTGTTTCATCTTTTAACAATAATACAATAGATGATTTAGTATTAGAATTTAGTGATGTAGAGATTGTAAATAAGCAATATGTATTTGCAGACTATGATGTTGCAAGTAAGTATCATCAAACAACTGTATTTGATGTTGCAACTTCTTCTGTAAATAGTTTTGGATTAAGAGAAGAAACAGAAAGTGATGAAAAGATTTGGTACGTTGGTTCTGGTTCAGCTCTTAATTTTGCACAAAGAAAATTACAAGTTATAAGAGATCCATTTGATTCGGTTGAAATGAAAACCTACTTAAATGGTTTTGCTAGGCTAGTTGGAGAAACGATTTCTATAGTAGATAGTTTTCATGAAGTTGATGATATCTTTAGAATAATGGAACAAAAAATAAATATAAATAAAGGTTCAATTGAATTTAGCGTTGATAGATCTCAATTTGCCTTTCCATTTATATTAGACACTTCAACACTTGGAAGTTTTGAAGTATTAACTTAGGAGAAATGGCAATGCCAATGTTACGAACAGGAAAATGTGATTTATGTGAAAGAATAGAAACTGAAAAAGTTTATGGTTCAGGATGGGAAGGTTGGTGCATCATACAAGGCATTGCAGCAAAAGCTCCAGAAGATGGGGTTCCATTAACCACGGAAAACACTTCTATGATGCTATGTCCTTTCCATAAGGATCAGGTTTCAGAATTTATAAACAAGTTACAAGAGGAAATGTAAATGACTTGGACAGGACAATCATTTTCAGTAGGTCAGATTTTAACTGCTGCACAAATGACAAATTTACAAAACGATATTTCGGCTATCCCGAATAAAGATGCCGGTGCTCCTCAGCTTGCAGATGGCTATATTGATCCGATAATGTTTCCCGCTTTAACAAGCGGCAATTATCAGTTAGGACAAACACTTGAAAAAGCGTGGATTACAGGCTTGGGAACGAGTTACGTAAAGACGCAAGAATTTTTCATGAAACGCGCTGGCGTTGTGAACTCTAGAATGTTTGTGACTAATTCTAATAAATCTAACTCTATGAATTTTAGAGTTTATATTGACGGGGTAGCAGAAGGAACGATTAGAAGTGTAAGCTCTGGAAATAATGCAACTTATGAAGAAGATATTACCGTGGCCGCTGGTGAGAAAATTCAGATGTATGTTGCCTCTGGTGGTACTGGTGGGGATAATTCTGGTAGTTGCCGCTTTCAAATAATGGTTGCTGAGAGCGCGTTATTACAATCCGGCGGCGATCCAACTTTATAGGAGACTATTGAATGCCTTTTTTAATTATAGATACAGATGATTCGATTTTAGATATTATTAAAAATAATACTGGCGGATTGCCTGAAGTAGCAAAAGAACAGATGTATTCTATTTTAAATAATAAATACGGTCATGCCGTTTTCGATTATACAGGCGGCGCGATTGTTTTAAATCAAGCGCGTTATGATGCTTTATTATTAAACACCGCTAAAGGTGAATACATAAACGAATTAATTGATCGTGAAAAAATATTGATGGCAAAAGAACGTCTTGCGCTACCAATTCAAGCAATTAAAAACGTGCAAGATCAAGCCGCGCTTGATGCTTTAAGGAGGAACTAATGAAATCTGATGTATTTCAAATTGATAATATAGCGGTTAAGTTTATTTTATTTGAACAAGTGGGCGATTTTATGCGCCAGCATGTTCACAAATTTCCTCATTATCATTATGTATTGAGTGGCGTTGTTATTTTAATCGTTAGAGAAGAGGACGGAACAGAAGTGAAAACCGAGCATGATTCAACCAGCGTGATTGAGATACCAGCAGGAAAGGCTCATACATTATATTCAAAAACGCCAAACGCTCGATCCATGTGCAGCCATATTTTAACGCCTGATGAGATGGGCAAGTTTGATTTTGAATCGGTGATAGTATAAATAAAATACTATTAATATGTTTAAGTTTATTAATTATATCTTGTCAATCAGATCCGTTAATAATTAAAGATAGGATTAGTACAGATTTTAAGATGCACATAACATTTGATAAAGATCTAGGTAAAGACTATCTAGGAAGGCAAATAGCTGGCTATGCTTCGTTTAGTTTAAAGCGTTGTCATATTTGGATACCGATGATTGAGTTTGTTCATGATTCTTATACATGGTGTATATGGGGACATGAATTAGGTCACTGTATACTTGGAACTTTCCATACAAAAGATGAAGGGAGTACGTGTTGATTTTAATAAGCGCAGGACATCACCAAACAAAAGTCGGAGCATGCTTTAAAGACTTTTGTGAATTTGATGAAGCATCAAGATGGGCAAAATTAATATTTGAGAATATCGGTGAAGAGAAAGCGATGTTAGTTCCATTCGGTGTTTTAAAAAGTAAGGTTGCCTTCATAAATGAACGTGCAATTAATAGCATTGCAGTAGAAATTCATTTCAATAGTGCAAAGGTCTGGGAAGATTTAAATAAAGATGGCATTGTTGATGAAGGAGAAATGAAAAATGTTGGCCGTGGTGCGCTAACCCTTCATTATCCAAAAAGTAAAAAGGGAATTGAATTAGCCACGGACATTCAAAAAACTATTGAGCCATTTTATGGAACACATTGGAATGGTGTAATGGAAGGTTACTATAGAATGAATAAGAAATTTGGTATTGATTATTTCTTGGCAAAAACTCATTGTCCTTCTGTTATTATTGAACCAGAATTTATTCATCACAAAGATTTAATACAAGAGCATCGTGAAGTTGCATGTTTTAATATAGCACAAGCATTAATGGAGTTTATGTAATGGCCGAGAAAGTTTACTCACAGGCTGAAATGGAAATGCAAGTTTCCATAGCAAGAGTTGAAACATTAGTTAGCATGGGGAGAGAAGATTTTTTAGATCATAAAGCTGATGATGATAAAAACTTTAGCGAACTACATGAATCTAATAAAACAATAATAAAACATATTGATGAAGCTCCTGTTAAAATGATGGAATGCAGGGCAACTTTAGAAAAAGACATGACCGTTAAAATGGGCAAGCGTTTTGTAGATAAGAATGAATTTATTTTATACACATCAAAGTTTAAATGGATTATGGGTGGTGCAACAATCCTTGCAACTATACTTGCAGGACTAGCGCATTTTATTATGGATTTAATCAAAGCAGGAGTAATACAATGAACAAAATTAAATTAGCAATATCAAAATGGTACAACGAATTGAACCCTGAAAATAAAAGACTAACATATATAATTCCAGTTTCTATTTTGATTGGAATATTACTATGTTCTTTTTCTTCTTGTGCAAGTGCAAGTGATTATCATCATCATAATTCCCCTTCTATAGAGTATAGTATTGATGATTATTCTGGTGCTGTTTTGGGCGTAACAATGAGCCAGCAACAATTTGATTTATCAAGTGATAAATGGCAAGGCTTTGCAGGCTATGGAAATGTTGAAGGCACAGAGGCTCTCTCCGTTGCTGGTGCTGTAGGTTATAACGGCTCATTGCTAAGTGGTTCTTATGCTGAAACAATAACTGGAAAAAAAGTTCGCGCTGTTGCCGTGGGTGTTAGTCTTAAATTTTGGTGATTAAAATGATTAAAAAAGCTATGAAACATTTAAAGTTCATGGTGGATAGCGTGAAAGTTATCCTCGCTGTTTATGCTTTTCTCTGTAGTGCAACTGCTTACAATGCTTATGCTTCTTATGAGAAAGATGCTGTTATTGTAGAGAAAGATAAAGAGATAGGATATACAATAAAGCAAGTTCACGAGGTTGCCAAAATGATTAAGCCAGAATCATACGGTTACAAATCAAAGGCGAAAACAATCGTTGTGAATAATTGCGGGACTATTTGTGCTAAACTTATTCTTGAACATTCCACAGGGAGAAAACATTAATGATGAAAAACATGATTGAGAAGTTTAAAGAATCAACTACGCTACAATTAATTATAGTTATCTTAATTACTTTTCACGCGTTCATCTGGTTCGGTAAGATATCGGGCGGCATGGCTGAGTATGGTATTGCCATCACGGGTATCTTAGCTATATGGCGTAACAGGGAGAATAAACAAAATGATTAAAGTTTATTTAATTGCAGGAGCTATCGCAGTTTCTTTTATCGGCGGCTGGAAAGTTCATAGCTGGTATGAAGGAAATAAAGAAAAGGAAGTAATTGAAAAGGAAGTTGAAGTTTTTAATGATCAAGCACTAAAGGATTCGGAGCTTCTATTACAGGCTGAAATTGAACTTAAGAATTACAAAGAACAAGTTGAAAAATTAAAAGGAAAAGCATATGAAATTAATAAAGGTATCTGTTCTAGTCCTGCTGCTCACCGTAAGTTTAACAGCCTGTACAACGAAGCCGTCCGTAAGGCCAATGAGAGTGCTTCCGGCAAAATTTAAAGTTACACCACCAATATTGAAAGAAGTAACTGATAAAAAGTCTGAAGCGTTTATTAAAATTAAAAACGTAACAATATTTGGAACAGTAAGGAAGAACTACATCGCCCTTCAAGATTGGGCGAGCAGTTGTAAATGAACTTATTGGAACGAGCTTAATAGATTGTATATCCCGTCTATTAAGTCCGGTTCTCCTAGTGTTAAAATAATAGCTATGAACGCATATCTAAAAAAAGATATTACAACCATAACGCCAGCTAATTCTTTCATGTCATCTTTCATTTTATTTTCCTTATCGTGATCTATTCATTCTTTCAAGTGTTGCCTTAATTGCTATCCTAGCAACTGAACGTTTCTCTTTTGTTTGACAAAACACTCTCGTTTTATTTAATTTATTATAAATTTCATAATAAGTTACTCCGCTTTTCCTAACTGGCTCAGTTGCAAACCATCTTTGTTTCACTATGAACCTCCTGTTATTAAATGGGCTTCATATCCTTTAAAGCCACCACATTTTTTCATGGCTTCCATTTCACGTTTGTCTAGTTTTTCAGGCAATGGATATTTCCAAACTCCATTTTCTGAAATTGCAAGCGGGGCAGGACCACAATTTGGACATAGTCTTTGCTTTGACTCCCACATAGTTTCATCAGAAATAACTTTTATTTTCAGCCAAGTTTTTCCGCAGTCTTTGCAAAAGAAAGTTATTGAATTCGGCACACGGGAAACCCCACGAACAAAACTTTTTTCCGTTTCAGAAAAGCCTTTAAACCTTCCCATTAAATACCACCTTAATTTTATCACTCCAGCTCGCCTACAAACTGCTCACCGGCTAATCCCATGTCTATCATGCATAATGCTTTTTCTAGATCTTTATATGTTCTGGCCACAACATAGCTGCTCGCACTAAGCATGAGATTAAACTTTAATGAAGGGTCTATATTTTGCCAAAAGTAAATAATGTCTTGACCTTTTGCATGTGCGTATCCGCATTCAAATAATGTCCCCATATCTTTCCCTTCAGTTACTGCTATCATACAAGTACATTCTTCAATGTTATCAAGATTCATTTTAAGAATATCTTCCGGCTTTGTTTCACCCTTGATAAACATGCACTCATCTTTTGGGCTAAAATAATTGATCCCTAAATCGGTGAGCAATAATTTAATTTGCTCAACTGTTTTTAATTGTTGTTCATTGAAAAATGGTGCGGCTATATATACTTTCATTTATTTTTCTCCATTGCTTTAATAACCCTATTAAGGTCTTCATGAGTATCTACAGAAATTGATTCTTCATGTGCTTCAATCATTTTTATATTATAATTATTTTCAATTAGCCGATACATTTCAACTCCTTCTATCTTTTCAATCTCTAGTGGTTTTGTATTTTTAAATAGTAATAGCCCTTCTTTTTTAAAAGCGTATATTCCTAATTGCTTATAATATTTACAATGGTTTTCTTTTGAATATGGAATAGCAGATCTAGAAAACGCTAGTGCCAATTTATTTTTTGAAAAAATAACCTTTACCACATTTGGGTCATTAATTTCAGCCTTATTTTTTATTTCTAAAAAAGCATTTGATGCAACAACAGTTTCGTCAAGGCAATCTATTATTTCCATGGCAACCAAGTCAATTACATTGGGATCCATCATTGGCTCATCGCCTTGTATGTTTACATAGTAGTCTGCATCCAGTGTTTCCGCTGCTTCAGCAATTCTGTCCGTGCCTGTTTCATGATTTCCTCTTGTCATTAAAACATTTAATCCTAGTCTTTTGGCTGCTCCAAAAATTGCGGTATTATCGGTTACGATAAAAACTTGATTTAGCAATGAGGATTCCATGCACCGCTGATAAACATGCCACATCATTGGCTTATAATTTATGATTGCTAATGGCTTTCCAAGAAATCTTGTTGAGCTATATCGGCAAGGAATTAATCCTACAACTCTCATTGCATTTCCTTAAGCAAAAGAGGAAGCATTTCAATTTTTGATATTGAACGATGGCATAGCACATCAGATTCATACCCCCATAGTGCATGTATATAGTCAATTTTTGCTCTCCGTGCTGCAACCAAATCAACTTCCATGTCTCCTATATATATAGTTTCACTTGGATCAACATTTCTTATTGCCATAGCATGTAATAAATGATCCGGTGCTGGCTTACCCCTTAAAGCATCATTGGGAGTTGCAACTACTTCAAATTTATTATTTAACCTAGAAAGTATTAATCCTGTTCTTTCCCTGTCCTTTGAAGTAATTATTCCTAGTTGATATGTTTTCCCTAACTGTGACAAAACTGTTTCAACATTGGGATAAAAATTAACTTCATCTATATTTAAAATAGATTGTTCCTTAAATAAACTTTCTATTTCATAAGTCCACGCGTCAAGTTCCAGTGCTTCCATTATGTTTTTAAAAGGCTTACCGATATGTTTAAAATATTCTTCAAAGGCAACTGGCACATTCATTTTTTCTTGTACAACTTGCCAAGCCATTTCCATATTCTTTTTAGAATCAATAAGGACACCGTCTAGATCAAACAGTATTAATTTTTTACATGGCTGCATCATTCACCACTCCATATTTTTCTTGCTTTATTAATTTCAGCTGCCCAGAAAACTGGCCTTTCATCTTCAAGCATTTGGTTTACCATTTCATCAATAACTTTTTTATTTGTCACAATGTTATTATTAGAAATATAAATTGGACATGGGGGATTAGGATCTTTATTTTCTAGTCGCAATTCATTGTCTGCTCCAAACGGACATGCACCACAACTGCACGGAAGGATTTTATCTATATCACTATCTATGTGTTTAGAAACTTCATCTAATAAGCCTTTCCACATTCCATAGTGTGCAAGCCAACAACTACGATTTGAAACTATGCGCGTCCAAAATTCAACACTTGATGTGACATTAATTTCAACTTTAGATTCTAATGTTAGTTTATCAAAGGATTCTGAATTTATAATTTCAAGTAAATTATCATTCATAAAAACGCTTCTATGCCTTATAAGATGCGACCTTAATCCAAAATTAATTGTTCCGGAGTACGTTATAAAACCTCCGTGTCTGCCACTGGTTTTTTCTTTTAATACTGGCAGCAAATTAATATTTGGATATTTATCAAGGTTAGCACTACCTGTCATTTTAACAATAACATTAGATAAATTTTTATAAGCACCTAGTAATATAACAGGCGGAAGGTTTGACCTATAAATACCAGTGTCATAAAGATCTTTAAAGAAATTACGAAGTAAAATTAAGGAACGTAAGTTTATAGAAATCGTATATTTTGTTAATGCAATTAATGGCAGCAACATTCTATATTCATCTTGTCGCATCCCAATATTTTTTGCATCAGTCATCAGGCTTATGGATTCTTCTTTTAAATCTTTATACTTACCAAGGTTAATGATAACTGGTATATCAAATTTTAATGGATCATCAACGCGTGATGTCCTAGCCCAAACATTATGATCCCTCATGCTAACAATTATTTCACGTTCTAAAATTGTTGATTCAATTTCAAGGATTGCACTTGGCATTTCATTTACTGGCAAATTTAATTCAAATATTTCCTCAGCAGTTGTATTCCCAGGCGACCTTGAATATTCCCAAGCACGAAGCGAAAGTGACGTTTCATTTTCATCCTCACAATTTAATTTAACTATATTAATTTTCATTCTACTGCTCCAGTTTTGATATTGTTAAGCATAGTAGTTTAGCTTCTTTTATAAGCGATTGCAAAAAATCAGAATGACCAGTATCTTTTATTATTCTTTTTTCTATTCTTTCAAGGGACGCTGGAATAAATCTAAAATGATCTATAATTGTTTTATTGCCAAACTTAACAGCCTCATAATATACCTTATATAGTATCGCTAGTGCATCACTAAGCGCAACAATGCCACCCTCTTTTCCTCTTTTTGCTTCGCTCCAGTCATCAAACATATATCCAAAATCCATTTGCGTGGATATTTTTTCCATGTTTTCCTCTTCAATAAATTGAATGGCTTCCCTAATGCCTTCATTATAGTATTTAGTTGGCCTTGGAATATCCCCTGTAATAATTTCATCAATGTCATGCGCTACTGCTTTACACATGAGCGTTCCAATGTTTAAATCGCAACCCTCCTCTATCATTTTGTTACCAATGTAATATGACATCATGCAAACAAAACCAGTATGTTCCAAAACTGATTCTTCATTTATAAGGTGCGTTTGCGAAAATCTTGTTAGCGCAGACATCTTATAATTAATTTCAAATATCTCTAATAGTTTGCCCTTCACTGTACCCGTCTCCTAATTTATGAATTTCCGATATGAACAAAAATATAATATCATCTGCAATTATATTTCCTTTTATTAAGTACCAGTCTACTCCCTCTTCACCTTCTTCCGCAACTTCCTTTCCCAGCTTATCAAAATCAAATCTATTAACCCTGCACATTATACTTCCAGTGTCATCTTCAACAGTTATGTTTAATAGCTTTGTATGTTCATCTAAAATTTCACCACCACGGTTTAACACATGGCGAGCTTCATTAAGGTCACGAACATTTTTCTTTATAAGCTGAGCAACTATAAAAAATGTTCCTTTTTTATTAACTCTTTTAACGACCGTTGGTTTCTTAGGGAGGCCAAAAGATTTAGGAGATAGGAAAAGCCTTCCCCAATAATGATCACATGGATATAAGATATCAAATGTAGTCTTAGGTTCATCAAGTTTCTTTTGTATGCTTGCCGTGTTTGGAGCACCTGTTATTCTTTTTTTCATTATAGCAATAGCATTCGCATTTCCTATGCCATCTATATTTGTCAATGGACCAACAACTTTATTTCCTATTATTTTCCATTTGTCTTCTGACAATTCATAATCAAAAGGTATAAATTCAAATTTATGGTCTTCTTTCATTTCCCTTATTAAACGCATTGATGAAAAAGTACCCTTGGGATGATTTAAATTTGAGACTAAAAATTCAATGGGGTGATAAACTTTAGCCCATGCAGTCCAATAACTTACTAGGCCATAAGCCACGGCATGACTTCTATTGAATCCGTACTGTGCGAATTTTAATATTTTTTCCCATGCCGCCTCAACATCTTCTTTTTCTAATCCTTTTTTAACTGATCCTTCTATAAATTCCAACTTGAATTTATTTAATAATTCTATACCACTTTTTTTAGATATTAACTTACGGACAGTTGCAACAGAAGCCCAAGGAAAGCCACCAACATCCCTTAGGATTTGCATTATTTGTTCTTGGTAAACTATAACGCCCATCGTATTTTTAGTTATACGCTCAACATCTTTATCTTTCATTACATATTCAATTTCCTCTAGGCCGGAATGTATCTTTGCAAATTTTGCAGCACCACCACCATGGAGAGGACCCGGACGCGCGAGTGCGGTTATGGCAATAATATCTTCTATGTTTGTAACTTTAATACTTCTACATAGTCCTGCAAGCGCATGTCCTTCAAACTGAAATATTCCCTTTACTTTTATTTCTCTAAATATTTTAAATACTTTATCGTCATCCGCCTCTATAGTATAGTAATCCCTATAGTCCATTCCTATTAACCCTGCAATTTCTTCAAGTACAGTAAGCGTTGACAAACCTAAACAATCTATTTTAAGCAAATTCATTTTTTCAGCAGACTTGCCTTCTATTTGAATTGTATTATCCCTAGGATCTATACTTGCGAAATTATGCAATGGTTCTGTAGCGACTATAATACCTGCTGCATGTGTACCGGAATGACGTGAATGTTTTTCTATCCGCCCTACTGCTTCCATCTGTGGATATTTTTTTATAAATGCTTTACCTGTATCCGTGGTTTCAAACGTATCCATTATGCAATAATTTTTACGGGCATCACCACCTGACCGAGAAATTATAGAATTTTTAATTACTTCAACTTCCTCCGGATTAATGCCCAGCTCTTTTGCAAAATCACCTATAGCACCACGCGGATTCATTTTAGAAATGGTTGCTATGTTTTTAACATTGTCCCTTCCATTTGTTCTTATCAGCTCCTTAACTACTTTGCTCCGCTTAATGTCTGGAAAATCTACATCTATGTCCGGCATATCAAAACGATTTACATCAATAAATCTTTCAAATATTAAATCCCATTTGATGGGATCTATTTCGGTTATGCCTAGCAAATAACATACAAGGGATCCTGCACTTGAACCACGGGAAGGACCAACTAACATTTCAGCTTTTGCTTTCCGAACCATTTCCTGCACAATCATAAAATAATCTATAAAGTCTTTATCTTTTATTAATTTTAATTCTCTTTTCAGCCTAGCCTTATATATAGGGTTTTTTAAATCAATGTTTTTTTCTTTTGCACCTTTTCTGCATAGTGTTTTTATCTTATCTTTACCTTTATATACAACAGGATCGGCATGAGGAAACTCTACATCACACATGTCCGCTATAACATGCGTATTTTTTATTGCCACTTTATCATTATAGTGAAACATCCATTCCTTAGTGCTAAGGATATGCTGAGGGAAAGTATATTTTTCTACTTTTCTTTTACCAGCAAATAATTCATATACTTCGTTATCATCCGCTTCAACCATCCAGTTGTTGTTTATGGCAACCTTAGGAATTGAACTTGCTAGAGCAATGGAACTTGTTGTGTTACATACTGCTATATAGTCTATTCGTTCATCCATTTCAAAATGTGGTGCGATAACAATTACATTTTCACTAAGTTTCCAAACATCAACTAATCCAACGTGGGCACGATAGTAAAAACAATCATAAGATCTTTCAACTAGTTTATATATTTCTTTTAAGCCTTCATAATTTTTTGCTATGAAAATATACTCCGGTCCGAATTGTCCGCGCGGAGGGATCCTTTCTTCCGGTGCTTTAACAACCATTAAGCGAACACCAAAGATAGCTTTCTTACCAACCTCCTTACACTTTTGATTTAGATAAAAATGACTAAAGGTATTATTTATATCTGCTACTCCTACAATTTTATCTTGTCCGTCAATAATTTCATCAAAGAAGCCATAAGTTTTTTGAAAAGAAAACTCGGTGCGTAGTGCTAGGTTAATCATTTTTTTCATTTTAGTGAAATCACTATTATTACAAATAGGATAATGAAAAATGCAACTGCATCTTCTCCATCAAAAAATATATGGCTGCTAAATGTAAACTCTGGATCACCCAGCCACTCATTACCACTTGGATGAGCCATATCTCTTGCGACTTCTATTTTTTCTTCTTCATTTGTTTTTATCATTTTCATTTTCCCTGCTCCTGTAACCATTCATAACATCTTAAAGTTGCAAGCACATCTTGTTTCGCACGGTGAGCACCATCCTTATGAGGCTTGCCTGTAGCATATTCATGCAACCTAGAAAGTTTTAATCTTTTGTTTTCCAAGTACATGCTATTTTCCATTGTACAATACCACTCCGGACACCATGGAAACTTAAACTCTCTATCTATCCTTTTTAATGCAGCCCATATTATGCCAGCATCAAAACTAATGTTATGTCCGATTAATTCAGTTGTTCCCAAGAATAATTCAGTTAGCGGTTTATATATTTCTATGAAATCCGGAGCACCTAGCAACATGTCATCATCTATATTTGTTATCTTAGTTATAAACTTTGGAATTTCAATAGGACAGCTAATAAAAGTTTCAATTTCATCTATAATTTTATTTTTATGGTCTAGTCGTGCAGCATAAATTTCAATCATGTATGGCTGTTGAGAAACTAAAGCAGCAGCAGGTTCAAGCAAACCAGTTGTTTCCGTGTCTAATATTATTTTATCTTTATTCTTCATGGTCAATCTCATTTAACATTGTTGCATAAACAGCAGCATCACGAGCGGAATCATAATGCCCGCCATCATCAAATTTTACTGCATAGCGGAACATTTTATTAACCACGGCACTGAACATTGAATACCTTATAAAATCTTTTTCTTCTTTTAAAGTTATTCCATCTGGAAAGTATGCAAGCATCAGCTGACCAACTTTTTTATAGTTGTCGCCATACTCGGCATTCCTTTCTTTATATAGTTCTGCTGCTGCCATTAATTCTTTAACTACAAATTTCTCATCACTCTTACCCATTTTCTATCTCCATGCTTAAAAGTTTTTTAATTTCATTTACTTGTTTTTCTTTACCGATAACAATTTGATTAATAACTGATTCATTAATTGTACCAAAGTTTTTTATCTTTGGCGAACTAGAAAATTCTATCCCGTATTTTTCAGGGATCCCTTCCATATTATTTGTATAAATAACTTTCTTATTCTGATTATATATTTTGCCTCTTGCTATCGCTTCTATAAGTGCGGAAGTTGGAGGCGTTCCTATAATAAAATCAAAAGCATCTATTGCCATTTCCAATGACATTTCCTTGCTTGTTATAATTTTGATTCTATCACTTTCAATTTTCTTATAATCTTTTAGCTGCAAACCTTTTGCAGATTCAGACCAATTTATGGGAAAGTTATCTAGCTCACTAATTGGATGCAGCTTAATATAAATTTTTTGTTTTATGTTTTTAATTATTTCCATAACTTCTTCTATTTTTTTAATCCCAGAAGGAGGCAGGTATAAAACACCATCTATTTTTTCTATAGCTGGTTTATTAAAATAGTGATACAACATCATATAATGACCACGGTAGGAAATTACCCTTTCTTTTTCTTTTACTTTCCAAAATTCTGGGGCAGCAAAAATAAAACCGTTTTCATTTAATCGGCTTAAACTGATATTCTCGCTCCATCCAAAAGTTGTATGGCATAAGGAAATTAACTTGCTTTCTTTAGATTTTCTTTTAATCAAGTCCGTGGTGTTGAATCCTAAATACGAGTTTGTTACCCCAATTTCAAAATCACAATTTTCAATTTTAGATTTATTTTCTTGGCTGATAAAAATACTTCCGCTGATAATTTCATGAATTTTTTTCATATATTTATCATGATGGAAAGAGAAACTGTGAAATAAAATTTTTTTCATGTGTTTTTGGAGACCTGCTATGGCATAAAAAATGCCTTTTTATAAGTGCCACCTAAGGAATTCTAAGCCATTCTCAGGAGTTTTTATGCCTATTGCCTACTAGGGCAGGATTGCTTAAAAATGGCCTGTATATGGCATAGAGGCTGGCTCTATGGCTTTTGCCTTTTTGCCTTGCCAGTATAGGCCAAAAACCAGCGCACCCCATACGGGCTTAAAATGCGCCACTTTCCATGGATTTTCTATATCCAAAAAAAAATGGGAAACGCCGAAGCGAATCCCATTTCTATTTTATAAAATAAATTTCATTTTATATTTTATTTTGAATCAGCGTCAGCTTTTTCTTGTGTTTCAATTTCTTTCTTAACTGCATCAAATTGTTTTGTAAACTTGGAAATAGCTTTTTCACTTGTTTCAAGTTCTTCTAGCCATTCTTCAAGTTCGCTAGTTTCGGATTCCCAGTTTGAAACAATCCAAGTCATAACGCGGATAGCCAAAGAAGTTTTCTTTTCCTTAACTTTCTTAGGAAGGTCAACTTCAAATTCCTTACAATATTTACGAATTTGCTGAAGTGCTTGCGCTTCTGTAGTGCCACCAATTTTTTCAGATAATTCTTTGGCCATGCTAACAACTTCAGAATATTCTTCTGGCTCAAAATCATCATCTTCCAAGAGCCCTTTAGCTTTTTCATAACGCTCTTTTGAATTAATTGAAAAGCCAAGTTCAATCATGGCATTTTTCATCATTTTAATTGCTTGTTGGAACTTGATGCCCGACTGAACAATTTCAATTAATATTTCATCTTCCGAGGTTTTTGCTGCTACACCGTCTTTGACAATTTTTACAACATTTTCCGTTTCGCTCATTTTTCTTTTCTCCGGTAATTTGAGTTTTGATAATGCATCATCAAATGATGCTTTAATATCTTTTGCTGACTTCCCTTTCGTTTTAATTCCATTTGCCTTAGCAACTTCTTTCATTTGTGCAACTGAAAGACCGTCGCCATCTGTATCATAAATAAAATCTTCAGTTTCCAATTTACTACGAGTGACGGCTTTGCCTTTCATTACAATAGTGAAATCTGCATTTATTAAATACTTGCTCATTGTTGTTTCTCCAGTTTTTATTTGGCATGATTGCCATTTGCTAATGATACTTACTTTTTATTTCGAAAGCAAATTCAAATTAAGTAAAACTTTTCATTTGTTGAAAAGCATTTTTCAATTCTCTAATTGCATCGTGTTCATTTAATATTCTATCTAGAAATATTGGTTTAGTGTGACCTTTATCAACTTCCTCCTGTAAGTGAATTGTCATTTTAGAATTATTAATTCTTAATGGTTGTCCGCCAGATGAATAAACATTATTATGCTGACATTCTTTAGCAGCAAATCCAAACACACGGTAAAATCCAATGTTAGTCATCGCAGCTAACCGTTCCGGTGAAAGTGTTTCATTATATTTTTTCACCGTAATGGAAGTTGTTAGTTTTTTGCTAGATTGAATCATTGCATTACATACCATACCACCAACAACTATCTTCACACTTTTTCCTGCCAGTTGAATTTCCTTAACTAGCTTTAAAATTAAAGCGCACCTCCATATCGTATCTGCTACTTTTACCATTCCATTTCCGTTTATGTTTAAAAAGATAGTAACAAGGTGATGCTTTACATCAACTTCTATCCTTTTTGTTTTGCTCCATGCGTGACTTAAATTTCCTTGATAAACTTTATGGATATCTAATTCATCTCCCATGTCACTACGGGTTTTAATGCGCTTAATCTTTTGCACATGTTGAGATGCAGAACTTACTCTATCGCTATTGAATTTTTCCATTCTTCCTAATGCGACTTTATAAGTTTCCTTATCCCCTAGCAATGCCATGTTGACTATCTCTTTGCTAGTGGTAACTTTCCCAAGCCATGCGTCTCTATAGTGCCTCCTGCTTTTTCCATTTATGTATCCATCAAATATTTGTTTGTTTTTTTCTACCTCCGGTTTAAATTGCATTAAATCAACCATGCTATCAAAGTGAACACTAATCATTTCTGAATTTTCTTTAATAATCATTTTAAGCCACCATTAATTCGTTAGCTAACATTTTTTCTTCAGCAGACCAATCTGCAAAATAACTATTCGCAATATCTTGCATTGACCAATCTTGCCCACGGAACATAGTAGTCGCATCTTTCATTACTCGCGTTGACATAATTTTTTGCAAACTATGTGAAGCAATTAAACGACGGACTTCTAATCCCCATTCCAAAACTTCCGCTTCTATAATAGCTTGCTCAACTATAGTGCTATAGTCCATAGCAACTGTTCCAATTTTAAATCTATCAAGCGTAGCAGCATCAAGTGAATTTCTTCCGTGGTACATTTCATCAGCACCATGCCCGAAAGTATTCGCTGCCGCAACTGCAATGAAATCTTTATGTTTTTTAAACAATGGTTTTTCAAACCTTTGTGGAACCATAAAGCAATCATTAGCAAGAGCTTGATTAATAAAAACCAAAACATTGGGATCACTTGCATCTAATTCATCAAGTAAAAATACACCACCATTTTCATACTTATCTAAAAATGCTGACATAACATGAGTGAACTTTGCATTGCTTCCTGTTGGCAATAACCAGCCAGTGAAAACGGATTCGCTAACACCTGCTGAACATGACTGGGATGCAAAAGATAAATCCAAGGCATCTGCAATTAAGCCAGCAACATGAGTTTTTCCGCATCCTGCAGGTCCGACCATTAAAATATTCACTCGTTCCTGCGCTAACTCCAATAGCTTAGGAAACTCTTCCGGTAGGACAGTTCCTTTTTTCATTTTCTTTGGCTTGTTATTTCCAACCTTAACTTGATAAGTAACAAACTCTTTTCTTGCTTTTGCAATTTCCCTTTGCGCTTCTATTTTTATTTCTTCTTTTGATTCTTTGGCTATGGCTAAAAATCCGTCCTGGACTTTTCTTATGGCTTCACTTTCTTGCATAGCAACATTGGATTCTACAATTTCAGAAACCTTTGCGGCAACAATAGAAGTTGCATCCACGTTATCTGTTTTTCTTAATATAATAACGTCATAGGCATGAGCATACTGCTCGGGTTGAGTTTCTTTAAAAGCACTAAGGATAGTGTCAACTTCTGAAATTTTCTTAGGCATTTTACTTATTGAAATTATTCCTGCAAAATCAAGAATCATTTTCTTTTGTGATGCGTGTAGTTTTCTCATGGTATATTCTCCAGTTTTAATTTAAGTTTATTTTTTACGCATACCAGTGAACACAACTTTCATTCCGCTCGTGGTTAGCTTTTTCATTCTATCATAGATAAGTTTTAAAAAAACATCTTCTGTTTTTATTCCAAGTTTATTATTCCTCAGGTACTGAACATTTTTAATAGATTCTTCCAGTGCTGCTTCAGGGCAGCAAATTATTTGTGACCATAATTTTATTCTAGAATAATCCGCATTGTCAAATGCAAGCCACACGGAACAAACTCTCATTAATGGAATATCATTTACTTTATTATTCATCGCCTGCTCCTATTCTGTCTTCCCTTATTTGCTGAAATACTGAACCTTCTCTGTCAGGGTGTGCCTGATAGTATTTTGATTCTGTATCTAAAATACTTTTCCAACCGCAACAACTTGTTAGAAAAATTAATGATAATAATAAAAATAAAGTTTTCATGTTCTGCTCTCCTTTATTAATTTAAAAATAATTTCATTGCCGCACTTTGCCGCGAAATTTAAACTGCTTGCATTAATTGTGCAGACCATTTTATTTTCCATGACCATTATTGCTTGCAGTTCTTTTGCACTTGGTGAGAAAACTCTTATGGTTGAAATCCATGGTGTATGTTTTTTCATTTTAGTTTCTCCATGCTTTCATGCGTTAATAAAACTGCTTGACCAACAATTGGAATTCCTGCATAGCCGGAAGCTAAAATGTTATAAGGAAATTCTTTAATTAAGCCTTCCTCATTTACTATCATTATTGCATTCCTTAAATTGATAATTTCAATCAGCCCTCCTCCAACTGCTTCCTGTAATTCAGCTAATTCAATTTTACCATTATATATTTCAGATTCTGTTGCATTTACTTTTAATAATAGTTCCATGATTATTCTCCTTACTGCGTTGACAAGTTAAGATAATTCATTTCCCAGTTTGGCGTTTCACATTCAACCGGATCGCCATGTTCATCTATAATTTCATAATCCATCATGTCAGGACTAAGCATATCATTTTCTATAAATTGTTCAGCCTCTTCAAAATTATTAAAGAAACCACCGACTTTAATATCTTCTGGTATGTAATTTATTCTAAGCATGTCTATTCTCCCTTTGGATTATTTTTGGTTACAACTTTCATTGGTATTGTAAAGTCCCAAATTTCATCTTGTTTCCTAACTACCACTATACCACTTTCTTCATCTGTTTTTATACCATAACCTTTTCTACTCAAAGTAAAGTTTATAAGTTCCCTTACGTTAAACTTTTCCTCTTGCTCTTTATCTTCAATTATCATTTCAAGTGTTTCATGTAATTCACTTGTCGGGTCTAGTGATTCTAAAATAGTTTTTAAATGTTTAATATCAGTTTTCATAATTGTATCTCCAGTTTTAAAATCCGAGGGCTTTCGCCCTTATAAATTATTTGCTAAAAAATAACTCAGAAATATGTGTGTAAATTTCCAAGTAACCATCTTGCTCGTTAGCGTCTTTAAAATGAATTAAACAATCTATTTCTTCAATAGGTGTATCGCCCATTTCAATTTCTTCTTCTAGCCGTTGTTCAACATCTACTAGGAAAGATCCAATGGTTGTTTCCTGCAGGAACCTTTCTAAATCTTCTTTATCAAAAGTTCCATTACCATCACGGCCATAATCATCTAGGAAAACAGCCAAGTAAAAATTGCAAGCTGCTGCGAAGTTGATATTAAATGTTTTTCTATATGTAATTTGCATAGTTGTATCTCCAGTTTTATTTATCAGTATTAAAAGCACTCCAAAATTAGAATGCTTTATGATACTGACTAGGGTTGCTAATCCTAATCGTTATCAAAACTTTTGCTTATGTCCTTAATTTCTTACTAGGTACAATCTGGCATTTATAAAAAACAGTTATTGTTTTTTGCTAGTGTTAACTCTTAAGTTTTCCAAAAGTTTATTTTTTAAAGTTTTAACATGCAGTTATTAAACGCGGTTAATCTATCACATGGAAATTCCTATGAATTTTATTTTCAATCTGAAATTTCTAACTTTAAGAAAATGTCCTGCGGATTAATGTTACCGAGAAATCCTAACCAGTGTGAAAATCTTCTGGCGTATTCACATTTCATTTCCTTTACCAAAATTTTGTAATGCCTCCATCTTGGATTTTGTTTTCAGAAAAGTGACCGATCCGTTAAGTGGTTTTTTCCAAAGCGGCTTTCCGGTGTGCTGGTAGCGACGTGCTTTCCCGTTTGGGGTTACACTATTATATAGGGATCGCCCTGCCGTACTACCCCCTATATATAGTGGTTAGTAGACACTAACTGACACTACATATAGTGGTTATGCAGGTATCGTGCCATAATAGCGGTCACTAACAAGGAGAGATTTTTGGCACAGAATGTGCTTAAGAAGACCCTTTTTGAAAAGGGTTTTTGATAGAAATTTTATTTAGAATTCAAATTTTGAAATTTCATTCCATTTTCCATTTCTGGTAATGAAAATCTTTTCTGGAACTTTTAAAGAATCTTTTATTGCGAATAATTGCTTTAGATTTTGCGGCATTTTTTTATTTTCAGGCATCATTGCCTTAACCCATTTCTTCGCCTCATGCCGTGGGAAGTATCCGTGGTCAATACAGATATATTTATAAAATTTTCTAAATCCACAACGATAAGCTACACGCAAAGAAGACGGTTTTCCTTTTGTGCTATGGATATTATATTCTATAGAATTTACATCTATCCAAATTCCAGCTGAAGTCACCGCTTTTTCAATACTTTTCCTTGCTGCCAAAACAGCAATGTCCGTTGATTCTAAAGTTAGCTTCGTTTTAAATTCAAATTCATGGCCACAAAAATTGCATTTTCTTACTGCTGCAAAATGTTCAACTTTGCACTTAGGGCAAGTTTTCATTATGGGATCGCCAGTACCATTTTTCTTCTTTTTCTTTTCAATTACATGGACATCATTTATTGGTCCGAGCCGAGCAATATTTCCTGAAAAATCTAATATCATACAGAATTGTTTTACACTTGCTTTTATCGCAGCCTTTCTCCCTTCCAGTGTGCTTATATCAAATCCCTCTGCATATAATGGTCTCCCACCACGGCCAATCATTTGCACATGTAATGATGCGGATTCAGTTGGCCTTAATAATCCTATCATGTCTATTTCCGGTATGTCCAATCCTGTTGTAAGCATTTCAACTCCAACTGCCATTTGATACTTACCACTTTTAAATTCCTTGATAGCTTCATTTTTTCCACTACCGGTTTTGGAATGAATTGCTATACAGCTAATCCCAATTTCATTTATATACTGGCTGATATTGTCAGCATGTTTTGTATCTATCGCAAAGATTAATCCTCTTTTTAAATTGAATTTCTTCATTGCCTTTGCAATTTCTGTACAGGCAATTTCAGTTATAGAATCTCTATCAAATTTTGCAGACAAATCTTTTTTGGCAAAGTCTCCCCCAAGATGTTTTACTTTTTTAACATCTAGTTTCAATACTGTTTTATAGCTGAACATTTTGGCAAGGAAGCCCTGATCAACAAGTTTATTATAGTTTCTAGTGCTCGTGAGGTCGTATGCAAGGTTGTTAAATAGTGCGCCTTTGCCCTTATATATATAACCATGACCAAGCCTGAAAGGAGTTGCCGTTAAGCCAACATAATTCGCCTTTATTTCTTTAAGAAACTCACGATACATTCCTGCATTTTTTGTATTGACAAGGTGTGCTTCATCTATTAATACTAATCCAACATTGTCAAATTCTTTTGGCTTCCTCCATACTGATTGTATTCCGGCAACTGTTATTTTCTTTTTTAATTTACTTTTTAATCCAGCCGAATACAAGCCAATTTCTATTTCAGGAAACTGTTCTTCAAGCGCAGATAAATCTTGTTCTAGGATAGTGGAGCGGTGGGATAAAATTAAAACATCTCTGGTGATATTTTCATCAAGGTATCCGCCTGTAATAAGGCATAGGATTAAAGATTTTCCTGCTCCAGTTGGGACTGCTATTACAGGGTGAACTTCTTTTTCTTTGATTGCCCTTAGCGATTTCTTTACTGATCTTTTTTGATACCAGCGAGGTGTTTTCATTAAAACAGTCTCTTGTATTTTCTACACCCACGGAATTGTTTTCTTGGTGAAAGGTTTTTCTTTGTTATGTCACATTCCCATTTTCCTTTAGGCATTAAATTTACATGTTCACATGTTCTGCAATTTTTTTCTGGTACTGCTCCAAGGTGGCAAATTTGGTGAAAATTACACCACCCGCAAAGGTAGCAAGTTGCTTTATATTCTTTTGGTGGAACTTGCTCACTTAAAATTATAGCTTCTTCCCTGTTTTCCAAAACACTAAATCTTTCCTTATCAAATTTCACACGAATATATTTCCGTGCTTGGTTGTCCTTATTAGTTGCTACAAATAGAGCTCTTGTTAGCTTTAATTTTCCCATGTACATAATCATTTGATCTAGGTAAACGGGAAAGGCTTTTTTAATTCCTAGCTCCTTTAGCGTTTGGAACTTGCTATCTTTCATGGTTTTCATTTCTAAAAGATGTTCTGTTTTTGGAGCTTCTATTACGCCTAATAAACGACCATCGGGATGGCCAGAACTATGTAATTGAAATCCATCTATTTCTTCTTGTTCTTCTCCTATTGCGCCAGTTAAATTTATAACCTTTTCACCATCTCTCCTAAATACTTTTATTCCAACGGCAAGCAAATCCATAATAATACTAGATTCTTCTAGGTGTCCCCGAGTAAAAATACGATTAATGCGAGCAGGAATTTGAACAATCCTAGACCATCTCCATCCGTACCATTGGGCGCGTAAACATTCCCTGCCGATACTGCTCATGCCTAAATAATCGCGAGGTTTGTTTCCACCATATTTTTTATTTTCAATAACGTATTCAGTAGTTTTTTTATTATCCGGCAGTAACATCTTATTTCCTTAAAGACTCATCCATTATTATTAACATTATAAAAGCAATAATGAATATGGCTTGTACGATTAATGCCTGTTTATCATATCTTTTCATAAACATTCAATGACCCCATTTTGCTGAATGTATTTATCGCTTAAATCAATTAAAATACTTTCGCCCATTGCAATTTTATTATTTTTCATATCTCTTAATAGGCTTTTATCAATCATGAAATTATCTATGTAATGTATCACTCCGTCACCGGCTGTTACTGTTACATAATTTTCATCAACCTCAACAAAATCTAAAAATATTTCAGGCATAGTAGTCTCCAGTTTTAAATAAGGGAGTGATTATTTCTTTTAAGTTTTGGCCATCACTCACGGCAACTCGGCTGTGGAGCCTGTATTTAAGCGTCTTCTAGTGCTTCTTCAAGATCTTCTTTTAGGCTTTCCAAATCATCATCATCAAGGTCATCAATTTCTTTAATTTTCTTAATGTCATAATCTTCTAAAAGTTCTTTAAAGTCATCGCCGTCAATTGCTTTTTTACATTTTTTAGCAATGGCTTTAACTTCATCGGCATCAACTTCGGCACTAGAATCATCGTCACCTTTTTTGTCATCGTCATCATCATCATCATCTAAATCATCTTTGCCTTCTTCAATTTTAGAATACATTTTGACGTTGTTGTTTTCATCAACATTATTAACTTTAACAACTAACATTTTTCCAACTAATTCATTAGTGTCTTTAATTACTGCTTTGCCAATAGCATCAGATAATGTTGCTAATTCACTGTTCGCAATTTCAACTGCTTTTTCAGAAGGATTATCAAGATTTAAATTTACAAAAATCTTCGCACCCTTATGCTCTTTATTTTGAACAGTAAGAATAACTTTTAGAATGTGGCCATTCTTTTTGCTGTTAGCAACATAAGAAGAATCTGTAATTTTAACTACATATTCACCTGCTGGTATAGCAGTAAAGTCCTTCATTGGATCATGGTCTTTGCGCTTAAACGCCTTCGGTAACTTGCTCATTTTCGTTTTTTCCTTTTTGATTTTCCAGAAATTTTTCTGAATATTTTAGTTAAGTTCGGGCGTTCCATTTTATTTAGTTTGCCTGAACGATCTTTTGCGTCGTGCTCATAACTTGTATCTGTCATAAGTACTCGCTGTCTATTTCCATTATCGTTTTCATGAAATGTCATGTAAAAAACTTCATCAAATTGATAAGGTAAAAAATTTACAACTGCTTTTCCGGGCATCGATGCGACGTATTGTGTCATCCCTGTATCCGCATCTTCTTGCGACATACGCTTGGCACTAAACACAACATTCCTTTTCCTAAGGTCACGAAACATACGAACAATCTTATACATTTCTTCAGCCATCTTTTGGTATGCCTGACGACCATCTTTTTCTTTATCCTTAAAGTCTAGCAAAACAATTTCAGCTATTTCAGAAATAGAATCTAAACCAACAGTTTCATACTTTCTGCCTTTTTTGCTTTTAACAAAATCATAGGCTTCATATATATCATCTACTGAGCTTATATCTATATAGTCTATATCATCTTCTTCCAATGATAGTAAACCACCTTCACAACTTAAGATAATAGGATTCGGTGCTGTTCCCATTAACTTTGTTTTACCGATGCCACCCTTGCCATACACAAGAACTTTAATTCCATTCTTATGGAGACCTTTAGTGGATTTAATCTTAACAGCCATTAGACTATTCCTGTTCTTCCAAAACGATTTCACCAACTACATTATCGTTTTTCCAAATTTGAATTGTCTGGCCATCAACATCAATTTCACAATCTGTTCCGTGTACTTGAGCAGCTTGTGTCGCTTTGCGGGCAAGTTCGCCCAATGAGTTTGCATTATGTCTTGTAAACATGATTTTTCTTCTCCAGTTTGTAATGAGCAAAATTGCTCGGTTAATAAAATTGTTTAATGATTGACGCATTTCTTTTTGCAGCCGATAGAAAACCATAACCATAATGGAATCCATAGGCCACATGTTATAAGTGATAATAATAGATGCAGGATATGATTTGGCCTATCCACTACATGAAGAGTGTTTTGTCCGCAAATTTTACAAAAGTGATATTCTTGTTTTTGGCTCATTCTATTTCTCCGGTTATATACGCTTTTTGAAAATTTGGTTGAGTTTCATATTTATCGCAAAATGATGAAAAATCAGAGGTATAAAAAAAGTAGATAGACTTCTTAGATTCTTCAACAATTTCTTTTGTAATAAATCTACGACAATTAGTCTTTACACAATCAGAATTGCAGAATTCTATGTTCCTAAACATTTTCATTTTCTATAATCCTTTTTAACCATGCTAAGAAAAACATCTGCTGTAGTATATGAATCATGTTGAAGATATAAACTACCATGTAAAAAAGCATTGATTGTACTTGCTGCTTTCACATGTTTCATATACCTGTCAAATAGTTTTCTATCTTGACTAAATACATAAGTGCTGAGGGGCATGGAATTAATCATTATATTTTTCACTTATCAAAATTCCATCCAAATGATCCATTTCATGTTGTACTACTCGTGCATAAAAGTTTTTAAAAGTTTTCTTTATGTATTCGCCTTCAGCATTTGCATAAACTATTTCTACTTTGTAATAGCGTTTAACATTAACAGGTTTTTTAATTGTTTCGGGACGGGACAAGCAACCTTCTTTTCCATTTTTAAACTTACCGGATAATTCTATAACCTTTGGATCAACCATTAATTCAAAACCATGAGCCAGCTTTACCACTATAATACGAGCGTTAAAACCGATTTGATTTGCGGCAAGGCCAGCACATTCATTATACAAGTGGTTAGCCGTTTCTAGCAAGTCTGAAGAAACACCACGGATATCCCAGCCATCCATTGTGCAAATTTTAGACAACTCTTTTTTATCCGTTATTATAGACTTAATCATTTTTTTCCCCGATTGCTTTAGCAAGTGCTAACCCTAGTGATGCTATCTCCTCACTATTAACTGAATAACTTTTGCCTTTATGAACTGTATATTCTTCTTCTTCTAGCTCTAATATTTTTGCAGCCATTTTTTTAATTTCAATCTCCCTTCTATTGTTAGCAGCAATCGCCAATATTAAATCATTCTCTTGCTTTTCCAATGTGCCTTTAATATCATTGGTTAAGGAGGTTAGTTTAAAAACTAAGTCGTAATTTTTCTTATTCATTACGCATACGCATTTTTAAATAGAACAATTAAGAATGCTAAACCCACAATTAAAATTATATGTATTAATTTAAGTTTCATTATTAAGCTCCTCCCCAGACTTGATACAGGCTTATAAACAGGAGAAGAATCCCAAGTGATAGTGCCTGACTAATAATAAAGAAAAGTATCAGTAAGAAAATGTCACTGCTAAACATTATCTTAAGTGCCAGTCGCATTCTCTTTTTAAAAGGCATTTGCATTTGCCGTTGTATTACTTTATCAACCAAGTGCTTTAAATCCTTTTGCTGAATTTGATTTTCTTTTCTTAAAATTTTATCTTGTTTTCCGCTCATGATATTTACCTATATGCTAAGTCTATTAATTTATTCATAACTACTACTTCACTTTTTCTTGTTCTAATAAACATTTCATTCATTAGTAAATTATATTCAGTTGTTCCTCTGCTTTTTATAACTACTTTTGCCATGCGCCTAATATGATCTTTTCTATATTTCATTTATGTGTTGCTCCAAGACCATTCCAATTCTTGCGATTATACTAGGGCAAGTTATATTTGTTTTAGGAATTATGTGAGATGTTACCGGACTATAAACATCTTTTAATTCTTTAGCTATTATAATAGGGCTAACTCCCGATTGCAAAAGCATAGAAGAAAACCGTGTGACCAAACTTACCATTTCAAATAAGTTGGCATCATCCAACCGCACGAACAATTCTATAATCTTTCCATCATCGTCATGGTTTATAGTAGTATAAAAAGTATGATCTTGCGTCACGCTTTTATAAGTCCTGCCTTTGCTTACACGCTCAAACATTATACTTTTTCCAGTTGTTTTATGTTGTTTAAGTTTAGTTTTTCCATCCAATCAATCTCTTCTTCTTCTGGTGGTGGACTCTTTTTCTTTAAGCATTTTTCAACACATGCTAATTTTGAACCATCTGAATCAGTTATTGAAAGCAGGTAGTAAAAGTCATACCCCTGCTTAACAAAATAATCATGTTTTACTATCTCTAATATTTCGCATTCTTCACCCATTAGATACTGATGCTTTGGAACATCAGTGTAGTAAAATATAACGGTTTCTCCAACTGAAAATTTAGGCGTCATTTGTTTTTAACACTGAGTTGCTTTCTATCACTTATAATAATCATCACTGTTAGTGGCCAAGTAAAGCTCATTAAAATAACATCTTTAAATTCAACTTCGCCCTTAACATTTTCTAATAAGACTACCCAAATAAATCCAACTATTAACCAAGCATTTATAGTTAGGATCATTGCGAATACAAAAAGAGATATATTTAAAATATCATGCAGTAACATTTGATTTTTCCTTTATGTCATAAGCCATTATAACAGTATTTTCAGCCGCTATTTTGGCGACCTTATAAATTTTCTTTTCCTTTGCTTCATGTACTTCTTCATCACATATTTTCTTTGCTTCTTTTACACATATATCACAAATTACATGACCCTTTAGTATAACCATGATTTCACGGTCTTTACTTTCGCAATTACAAAAAGAACAATTTATTTCGCTGGTCATTAATCTTCATCCTTTATATTATGTTCTTCTTTATAGAATTCTATATCGCCCAATACTTCAACTTTACCATGTGCATCCATACACTCATATATAGCTCTAGCTATCTTATGGTGTAACCGTTTGCCCCTGCTTAAAAAGTCACCATGCTTTTCTATATAATAGCCCATTACAAAAGATGTTACAGGACGGGTCTTCCCTTCCATTATCATAAATTCCCATCGTGCTTCAAATATTTTTTTATCACTATAACGCTTGGCAAGTTTATTATATTCTTCTTCGTTAAGATTATATAGATTCATTAAAAGTTCTTTCATTATGATTCCATTATCTTTTTTCCGGTTCTAGAATAATCTGCATTACATTCGCTACAAATATAAACATGACCATGAGGACATTTCTTTTCATCATCATAGTGTATTCCTGTTCCATTACATCTTAAACATTCCCATTGATTATCGGGATTATTTTTATCAAAACCATAACCTTTACCATCACATGCAGTACACTTGAGCAATTCAAGCTCTGCTTCTTTCTTTTCATATTCATTCATTTGTTTTCACCTAAGTTCGCAGCCTCTTCAATGCAGTCATTACAAAGGTGAACAAATTTCTTTGGATTCAGTTGCAATGGTGCAGCGAGCTGGACTAATGGAATTTGAACAAGTGTTTCATTTCCAAAAACATGACAGCACTCACAGAATTCTATTCCGGCATCTACCGTAACTATTTTCATTATCGTTCACCAGTTTGACCAGTTTTAAATAAAAGAGTTGACAACAAGTTTATGAACATTCGGACTGGATGGAACCGAAAAAACCTGCTGCCAACTACTGAGCATTTATAATAACAAAAGATTATTCCAATAGCAAATTAGATCCGATTAGCTTTCATTATATATATAGTGTATAGTGCTCTCAGTTATTGCGACGGTGATAGCATGTTATTGGTCAGGGATCTTTACCCCATTAAGGTTCCTGACTTTTTTTAATGGGATAAAATAATAATGAACCAAAAAGAATTTCTTAAGCTCTTTAATAAAAATATAAATAAGATTCAGTATAGTGCTGGCGATGATCTTAAAAGTAAAAAGGGTCACCATGACCGTGGTTTTAAAGGTGTTATAAATGAAAGCGAAATTAAGCCATTAAACAAAATTGGATTTGGAATATATTTCACAGTAAACAAATTTCCCGCTGGTCAACGTAAGAAAAATAAAGTATTAAGAGTTCGCGCAGTTTGGGTAGAAGACGATGATAGCGGAAAATTAATAACGGACTGGCCACTACCACCTTCTATAGTAGTTAATTCATCTAAAAATAAATATCATTATTATTGGCTAACCAATACAAAGAAATATGATGAATTTGAACGCGTCATGCAAACAATGGTTGACGAACATAACTGCGATAAAAAAGCGCGTGATATAAGTCGCGTTTTAAGAGTCCCTTCCACATATCATCATAAAGCAGGAAAGTTTCGCGTCAAAGTAATTGGTGGTAATTTCCGCAAGTATAAATGGGAAGTTATTAAAACAGCCTTTCCCCCAGCAGAAAAAAAGAAATCAAATTATACTGATAGCCATGGAACGTTCAGCATGAAAAGTGCTGTCCAAGAATTAGTGAGCACGAATGACCTTCATGGGAGCATGATTAGCATCGCTTTATCTTGCGCTGGTCGTGGCATGAATAAAGAATTATTTAATCAAACGATGCACATTTTACATCAAGGAATTAACTATGATGATGTAGACCATAAGCGTCAGGGTGATATAGCAAGCCGATTTGATGAACGGCATTTAGATGAATGTTATGATTCAGCAGTAGAAAAAATTAATGGCGAATTAGCTCCGGTTAGAAAGATAACAAGGTCTGAAAAACAAAAGTCAATTACGCCACAACTCCCAGAAGATTTGTTGAATACTTGGCCAGAGCCGTGGCCATTGATTTGGAAAGAGTTTCAAAAACTTCCCCGCACATTAGAAAAAGAATTATTACTTCCTACTATATTAAGTGTTCATAGTTATTTATTGAATTCTAATTATGTAACAGAATGGGGATTGCGGCCTAACCTTGCATTTCTCGGTATTGCAATGTCAACGGCAAGTAAAGATGTAAACAGTAAAAGAATCATAAGAACGCTAAATCAAATATTTAAAGATAACGGAATTAAACATTCGCCTTTTTCCGATATGGCATCAAGGCACGAAAGCATAACAAGTGATACCGCTTTTTTAGAATCATTTAATGAAGCAGAAAACTTCTTTTGGATAAACACTGAAGCAACTCACATATTTCAACAAATGAGTAATTCAGGCGGTTCTAATTCTCATGTAAAAGCATTAGAAAGTAAAATCGTAGATGTTGTTGACGGCCAAGAAATCATGGGTAAAATGAAATCTGGCAAAGAAGTAAAAACCATTAAAGACCCGAATTGTCAAATCCTATTGTATACCCAACCTGAAACGATATCCTCATATTTAAAATCTAATCTGATTGATAGCGGTTTATTAGGACGTATGATTATAACTGTTCATAGCAGCAATAAAGACCCTTTTGATAAATCATTCGTTAGAAAGAAAAAACATCAACATCGTATAAATAAGGAATTACTCAAGTTTTACGAAAACTCACCAACTAAGCATAAAAAGAAAATTGTATTAATGCCTGACGATGAAGGGTTAGATACTCTTCGTAAATGGATGGAAACAGAAATTAAAGAAAAAGCAGGCGATGATGATAATTGCATAAAAATGCTTAAACGATTGGAAATCACCGCTGAGCAGATTTATACCCTAGTATTAGGAGTTAGTAAGAATTGGGCTGAACAGCATGGGAAAGAAATAGAAAAGTTTGATACTCAGTTGTTACTCCCATTATTGAATTATTGGGCTGACTGTAAATTATATGCGATTAAAGAATATATCAATACGTCTATTGATCCTCTGGCGGAAGGAATCCTTAATGCGTTTAGTGATTTAATATCCGGTGAACGTGCTGCACAGAAAAACTATCAAAAAGCGATTAAAGGATATCACGCTGTTCCGTTGTGTGAAGTAACTCGGGTTATATCTAGCCAGAAAAAACTATTAAGAAATCTAGATGATAATTCGGATAAAAAGAATATTGTAGAACGGATAGAAAAGATAACGCGATTATTTGAAAGGTCTGGCCAGTTAGTACAGGTAGAAATTCCTAATAAGCGGGCAAAGTATTATGGATTCCCTGATGAATAGTATCCGTTTATATCATTTGTATCACAATAATACAGGATATAATACAGGATAAGTGTATGTTTTTAAAGGTAAAACAGGGGTTTGTACTTTTATATCAGAATTCGCCCCACGCCCCCACGCACCCTCCTTCAAATGCTCAAATATAGGTGTTTGCAGGGTCTTAATATAGTAATATATATATAGTCTTTATAATAGAATAGAAATAGAAAACAACCACTTAGAGTTTGTACTATAATAAAGTACAACCAAGTATAAACATATAAAGGAGCAACGAAATGAATGATGAATATTTTCCTACAGAATTTGCAATGAGAATGGCAAGAGAAGTAAAACTTTATCCCTCAAAATCAATAGTTGATTATGTAGGGGAAGAAAAAAACAAGATGATTCATTTGGATCGCATGTTAATTGAATTTCAAAGAATCGCTGTATTGCACGGAAGCGAAAAGGCAATGCAAATCTATATGCTTTTTGACCTAAATGAGAAGCAAGAAAAAACTTTGAAAATGATCGGGGATTTCGCGCCACTTCAGGTTTCCGGTGAAGCAATGGAATCAATGATGCAAATCGTTAAAAGCCAAAAAGGGCATAGGGATTATTCCCGTATAGTAGACGCTCTAATGGAGGCGATTAATGAGAATGAAAACGAGTACCTAAACGGTAAGAAAATGAAAAACCTTATTGATGATTTGCTCAAGTGAAATCTAGAGAAAAACAAGATTTCTCAAACGGACAAATGGGAGCGGAGGAAGCGTCATGAAAAAAACATGAAAAAACGGATAATCCCAGAGACGCAAATGGGAAAATGGAACGGTACGGAATTTGGGAGCGGAAAATCGGGGATCGCCGAGAAAAAAATAGGATTATAGAACGGTTAGGAATTTGGGAGCAGAAAATCACAAACCGACAGAGGATCCCAAATGGCTTTTGACGAGAGGAGAATAAAATGTATGAATTAATAGCGAACACCTCAGTAGTAGAACTTTTCTTTATAGCACTATATTTTGAATTTTTAATTACCGTTCCCATTTCAATGTTTATCAGCTTAATGGTTATGCTGATGAGACAGGTTGATAATGGGTAGAATAAACATAAGGACAAAAGGAGCAGTTGGAGAACGTGAATTTTGTAAATGGCTATATGATAACATGAATGTTCCAATGCCAACACGGAACCTTGAGCAAGTGCGTTCTGGTGGGTCGGATGTTACTGATATAGAACCGTTTTATTTTGAAGTAAAACGATGTGAAATACTAGACTTTGATTCATGGTGGAGGCAAGTAGTAGTTGAATGTAAAAAAGAATTCACTTATCAAGCGGTTCCAGTTGTATGTTTCAGGCAAAACAGAAAACCATGGGAGTTTCTTATATCGGCAAAAGAAATTGGATGTAAACGAGGATTCATGCGGATTAATCAAAGAATTTTTATTGAATGGGCTTCCAAATACCTTGAAAAATAAGGATAATATAACGCTTGTATATAGGCTTATTATGTGTTAGGCTTGCACCTATTAAGTCGTAGGAAAATTTTTAATAAAAATAATGGAAACGAAATTTTCAATGGCAAGTGAAGTTTTCTTAAAAACTCTTAAGAATGAAAAAGAAAGAAAGGCATTCCATCCTTTTATGCGGGACTTTGAGCTTTGTTGTATTTTAAGTGACTTTGATGAAGCGATTCTGTTAATCCCATTTGATATAGAAAAATATAAAGACGGTTTATTAAAGGTTCATAGTTATATCCGCCAAAAGATTATAGCAAAGTTAAGTGAAAAGCTATTAGTCAATGCCGTATTTAAAGAAGATAAAGAAAGCCAAGATTCTATAAACCTGTTATTGAAAAGGATTTCTGGCGATTCCGGTTCTTCGTTTGGTAGTTTTGGCGATTTAATGAAAGCGGCACTCACTTCATGAATGCCATCACAAAGCAGATGGATGAATTTAAAGCTGCTGCCCTTCATGCAGAAGATAATCCTCAATGGTTTTTTACCGATGTTCTCGGTTTTCCCGCACTTGATTGGCAATTAGATGCTATCAATGCAGTCTTTGATGTACGGAGAAAAATACAAGGACGTCCCACCATTATTAATCATAAAGGATTATGCCGGATAACTATTCGCAGTTGTCATGGTACTGGTAAAACTCAAGTCCTTGCATTGCTGATGCATATTTGGAATTTTACTACATTTGGGAAGATTGCCTGTACTGCTCCCAAAGAAGCGCAACTAACAAGAAGATTATGGCCTCGTTATCGTGGTGCTATGGCTCATGCTGATCAATTTTATAGAAAAAATATTAAAGTAAAGGGAATGGACATAGATTGTTTTGGTGATCCGGATTGGGGGGCTATAGCAGAAACAGCAAGTGACCCTGATAATTTAGCCGGTTATCATGATGATCCGCAATTATTTTTAATTGATGAAGCTTCTGCAAAAAGACTAGATCCTATGTTTCCTGTTATTGAAGGCGCATTAACCACATTGGGATCGGTATCTGTAGAAATAGGAAATCCTACACGCACGGAAGGCGAATTTTATAATCATCATTGTAAGCGTGGCGTAAGAGACCTTTATTTTAAATTTCATATTAAGCAAGAAGACGCACCTGAATTAGTTTCTAAAGAATGGGTTGATACCATGATTAAGAAATATGGAGCGAACTCCCCAATTACTTTAATAAGAGCGATGGGTGAATTTGCTGCGTTTGATGAATACCTATTAATTCCAATGGAGTATATTGAAAGTTCATTGGATAGTGAAGAATATGAAGATGGTTCTCACCCCACTATACGAGTCTCAATTGATGTGGCCGATGGTGGTGGTGATTCTACTGTTATAACAGTCTGTAAAGTTTATCAATCCTACCGTATAGTTCTTTCCCAAAAACAATTTTATTTCAATGCAGCTGAAGCTCCGATTAAAGCGGCTGAAGCAGGGCTGGAAATGTTTAAAGGATATGGCGGAGATGTTGCTAAGGGTGATGATTTTGTTGTTGATTCAATAGGCTGCGGATCCGGAACTGCCGGTTACTTAATGAAGCTAAATCAAAATGTTGTTGTATATAAAGGTGGTGAAAAATCGGATAGTCCTTCTGTTTGGAGAAATAGAAGAGTCCAATCCTATATGGCCTTATATGAAGCATTTGCTGAAGGTGCGATTATTTCTTTACCAAATTCTATAGATGATGAAGATGAATATCGCTCACACCTTTTAAGCATTAAAAGGAATAAAGACAATGAAAAAGTTGATGACATAGAACCAAAAAGAAGGATTAAGCAAGCGGGACTTCCTTCCCCAGATCGTGCTGATAGTTTAGCAATGCAATACGCTACTCAATCTCCAAATTATGCGAACGCAGCACATTTTACTCCTGAAACATTTGGCCATATGGAATCTGCAAATTATGATGCCTAATTTTAGAAAGAAAGTTTCTGAGCTTTTATTTAAGCCAGAAGTAAGAGAAGTTGAAAATCTTCCTGCTGGAAATGTTGGTTGGTCAGAGCAATCTGTTATCTATAACATTTCTGATTTTGAAAAATATAATCCAGATGATTTAATTGGCCGTAGAGGTCCTGCTATATATAAGAAAATGATGCAGGACGAACAGGTGAAAGCATCTGTTAAATTCAAGCGTGATGCAGTTACAGCACGGGACTATATTTTTACATTGGACGGGGATAAATATGGTTTATCAGAAAAGGAAACAGAAAAACGGATTGCATTAAGTTATGAAATTATTAATCAATTAGAAGGTAGCTTCATAGATGGTTTAAATGGGATTATGTCAGCCATATATAATGGCTATTCTATGACTGAAAAAATATTCAGTCAAATAGAGTTTAATAATGTTACATGGTGGGGAATTAAGAAGTTAAAATTAAAACCTTATGATACGTTTTATTTCCATGTTGATGAATTTGGGGAAGAAATAAAAACAACTCAAAAAGTAAACAATAAAACCCAAACGGTGGAATTGAATAAATTTATTAAGTATGTCGTAAACTCCGATATTGATGAACATTATGGTGGTAGTGAATTAAGGGAAGCATATCGTGCTTGGTTCAGTAAAGATGCTATATATAAGTTTCGCAATATTTGGCTTGAACGGCACTCAGGTGGATTCCGTTGGTTCCAAGCAAAAGATGGGAAAACAATAACACGCGGCTCACAAGAGTATGCTGATTTACAAACTGTTTTAAGCACTATCCAAATGTCCACCGGAGCAATAATTCCAAGCTCTGTAGAATTTAATAGTGATTATCCAAATAACAATGTTTCATTTAAAGAAGCGATTGACGATAATGATACAGCGATTTCTAGAGCTCTATTGGTGCCGAATTTGCTTGGAGTATCACCGCAAGGAAAAAATGGTTCTAATTCCCAAGCAACAAGTCAGCTTGAGGCTTTCTTGTGGACATTGGAAGCTGATGCGACAAGGCTTGAAGAAGCGATTAACGAACAATTATTTAGACAGTTAGCAGAAGTTAATTTTGGTGATGATGCATGGCCACGATTTAAATTCAAGCCCGCTACTGGTAGCAAGAAATTAGAAATAATAAACACATGGACAACTTTAGTTACAGCCGGAGCAGTTACAAGAACTTCTACCGATGAAAGTCATTTGCGCGAATTAATGGAATTCCCTGAAATTAGTGAAGAGGATTTGGCCAATGCTGAAGAAGAAAGACAAAGTCGCATTGCTAGTGACAATGGTGATTCTGATAATAGTGACGACGATGATAACGCTAACGTAGAAGAAGATGAAAAAAACAAAGAAGATAAACCCCCTAAAGAAGATAAAAAAGAAAAGGAAGATGAGGAGCTAACTAAAGAATCTACTATTATAGGTAAAGGACTTATCTCTGTTAGTGCGTTTACCAAATCATTGCGTCGCTGTGATTTTGCGGTTATTGGGAAAACAACTGATAGTATCGTTGATGAATACCATGCCAAAACAGCGGATACAATGGACATGATCTTTGCCGACCTTATAGAGAAGGGTAAACAGGGTGGATTGTTAGATGAAAATGTTAGTAAGAATATTCGTTTATTAAAGGTTGATAAACAGTTAAAAAGAAAACTGAATACAATTCAAAACTCTATGCTAAGGGAAGGTTTTAAAGAAGGAATAAAACATGCAGCATTAGAAATTGATAAGGCAAAAGGCTCCGGTTTTTCTAGAACGATACCACCAGAAAGAGTTGACCTTATAGCCACGGATTATTTTAAAACGAAAGCGTTTAAGATAACAGGCAATTTTACTGATGAAGCAGTTAATATCATTGAACAAGAAATTTTAAATGGTGCTCGTTATGATAAAACTTGGTATGAAGTAGAACAAGAAATCTATAAAACGGCAGCAACAAAAGGACTTATAAGTTTGGATCAAGCGAAAGATGCGCTTGGTGAGGCTTTAGGAGTGGCGAATCCCGATGCGCGTATCCGTACAATAATACGAACTGGAACATTTGACGCCATCAATACGGCACGTCACTCCTATTTTACAGATCCATCATTAGATGGTTTTGTTGTTGGATATGAATATTCAGCAATATTAGATGGAAGAACAACTGCTATATGTAAGCACTTAGATGAAGAAACTCGTGGTAATCATCCAATGGAATGGTGGGAGCAAAATGCTTCATACCGTCCACCAAATCATTATAACTGTAGATCTTTATTAATTCCAGTTACTGAAGTAGATGAAGAAGACTTTGTAGAAGGTGGGGAACCAACAATGACACCACAAAAAGGATTTATGTGATAACCTTGGAGCATATAAAATGAATACTATTCATCAAATAGAGATAACATCTCGCTGCAATTTACGTTGCAAATATTGTGTACATCCACATATGAAAAGAGCTAAAGAAGATATGAATATAGAAATCTTTGAACGTTCTTTATTTTGGGTAAGGCGTTTTGTTGAACTTGGAACTCAAGGTTCAGAATTAAACTTAGCCGGTATCGGCGAAAGTACAATGCATCCAAATTTTGATATCTATGTTGATCATGCTCGTATAGCTCTAGGTAATGAACGTAATTTAATTTTAGCAACCAATGGAGTTTCATTAACAGAACAAAATGTGGAAGCATTAAAACGTAATAATGTTTTCGTATGGGTTAGTTTGCATCGTCCTGAAAAAGCTGGACCTGCTGTTAATATGCTTAATAAAGCCGGTGTACTGAAAGGAGTTAGTGCTGATCCATCTATTGCTTCTGTTGATTGGGCTGGTCAAGTTGATTGGGAAGTGACCGCTCCTAAAGGTAATGAATGTTCTTGGATACGCGATCAAATGGGATTTGTTATGGCTGACGGCATGGTCACCAGATGTTGTTTTGATGGAGAAGGAAAAGGTATTGTTGGTCATGTTAATGATGATGATTTAGAGACTCTAATGATGTATCCTTATAGCCTATGTAATAAGTGTCATTTATCTGTACCAGAAGAACAGAGAGTGCATACAGCGTGAATGTTCAAGTAACACGGATTCATCAAATAGAAATTACTAATGAATGTAATCTTGCTTGTGAGTATTGCCCGCATTCTAAAATGCAACGACCTAAACAGCACATGAGCATGGAAACATTTGAACAGGCTATGAATCATGTTTCTTATTATGATAGAAAAGGAACACAACCTGAATTAAGTTTAACAGGAATGGGAGAAAGTTTTTTAAATCCTTTATTTATGAGCATGTGTAGATTAGCTCGTGATGAATATGGTAAACGCATCTTACTTTCAACAAACGGTATTAAGGTTAGTGAAGAAGAAATTAAAGAACTTGCTGAATTAAATATTGAATTATATATCTCATTGCATAGACCTGAGCGAGCAAAGAAAACAATTGACCTAGCTATGAAATATGGAATACTTGCAGATGTTAATGCAAGTTTCGTTACATCGTCCCTTAACTGGGCAGGCCAGATAGAATGGGAAGAAACTGCGCCTGTTATAGAATGTATATATTTAAAAGAAGGATGGGCGACAGTATTGAGTAATGGTGATATAACGACATGCTGTTTTGATTATGAAGGTTATCATGTATCAGACAATGTAGGAAATGAAGTTAAAAATTTAGTAATAAATCAAGGTAAATTATGTGATTCTTGTTCACAAGTTATACCCAATGATATTATAGATAAAAAAGTTTTACGTGAGGAGAAAGAAAAATGTATGAATTAGAAGTTGAAGTATTTGCCACGGGAACTTGGAACGGCTTTCCATTTGAGAAAGGTGATCTAATGGCTATTGCTAGTTCATTTA